TGTCGCTGGCCCCGTCAAAGTTGTCGATAGCTCTGATACCTACCAGGGTGTCAATCTGGTGAATCAGTTCGGTCTTGTACTGAGCACGGCCCTTGGTGTCGTTGGAAATCTTACCGCAGTAATTACGGTTGAAAACGAGCATGGCCGTATTGGCAATCTCGTCCAGACAACGGATTACGCGGTTCTTGCTGAAGGCATAGCCCTTATCCACCGTGAAGGTGTGAAGAGTGTTGATGTCCTTTTCTACCACGACCGCACCGTCCTGGCGATAGGACAGAACAAACTTGCCTGCCTTGAGAGCATCTGCGATTTCATCCTCATCAATGGGGTTGATAATCTCAACAGCGCCCTCCACCTCTGCGGCAGTAAGACTCTCGTTTACTTCAGCGCCCGCAGTCTGAGAAGCGGCCCACAGCATAAACATGGTTTCATCGACCGTCTCGGTCTTGGTCTTGAAGCCCTGATGGACACTGATGATGCCTTCATAGTCTGCGGTGTTGTAGTCGTACACGACTGCCTGTACTTTCTTACCGCGCTTCTCTCTCCAAATCTCCACCATGTCCTTGATGAGCGGAGCGGTAGAAGATGTCTTGTCGTACATGGCAAGGCACTGAAAATTCTCGGTGTTGAGAAGCTTCCAGAAGTCCGCATAGGTGCTGGGGTCGTTTTCGCCGTTCGTACCACCTGCCAGCGGGGTGCCAGCGGTTTTGGGAACACTTGCAGAAGGATTCTTGACATCGAAGTCCACATACTGCGACTCCAGGTCTGCCAGTGCGGAAATGGTCCCAACACTGAACTCCTCTTTGAGGAGGTTATTGAACAGAACCTGAACGATGCTATTACCCACCTGCTTGGTGTCTGCGGCAATGACGACGGTAATCTTGTTACCGGACGTGCCGTCGTATTTTGCAGTGAGCGTCAGAACATCTGCACTCTCTGCCTGAATGGTAGCAGTTGCCTTGGTTCCTGCCTTATCCGTACGATACAGAAGTGCGGTGAAAGCACCGGACAGCGCAACGCGATAGATAAGACTCTCTTCCGTATCAGTTGCAGAGCAACCGATTTTAGGAATACTGCCACCCGTGAGAAGTTCGTCACCCGTGACTTTAATGATAGAACCTCGAGGTCCCCAAGTCATCGGAAGACCAATTGCGACCGTACCGCGCTCACCGAGAGTGCCTACGGCCTTGGGCACGGAACGGAAGTTGATATAGGCGCCAGGCCGAACTTTGTTCTGTGCAATCCAGGTACCACCACTGGGCATTCAAATCATCCTTTCATTCTTTAATTTTTTGACCATAGGTCAATGTCTGCATATCAGGTATGACATCGCCCGTCTGGAGAACTCGATAAGAGTATCGAGCAGTTACATGAAGCACATCGTCTACTACTCTCCACTCCATTCGAGTGGCTTTTACCTGTTGTCCGCTTACTTGAATTCTGCTGATGGCTTCTAATACCATTACAGCTACGCCGCGGGCCCAGGTCTGTATATTGTTCTTCATCTTAGGAGGATGACACCTGACATCAACGGAGTGGTCCCACATAGCATATCTTCCAATCTGCGCCGTGGAAACCGTATTTACTGACTCTACAAAGATGCAAGGCAACACCATGCCCTGAACAGGTTTGTCTTTGTAGACTTCCTTGAACTGGTTGGTTGTAAACCTTGTGCGGAGTCTGGTTACAAGTTCGGAGATAACTTCTTGACCCGTGAGTTCTTTAGCCATTACATTACCTCCAATCCTTTACACCATTTTTGAAATTCCGAATTAAACCGAGAAGGCATTTCTGCATATATTCGGTCCATCGAAATCTGCATCATGTGAACGCCTTCTACCCAATCATTCACAAGGCGCTTTCCAATCTGCGGAACGTACCGTCCGGGCGTTTGGCTGTGACCATACTCGACAAATGTCGCGTAGTCCATGGGATTTATAATTTCCACACAGAGGGTATCACCTTGTCTGAAAATACGCCCTATTTTCCAGTGGTTACGCAAATCACCTGTATCTACAGGTGTAAGCGGCTTGACGATTGCCATGAACCTCGTTGCTTCTTCAAGAAGAAAAGACTGTATCCACTCTTCGTAGCTGTCTGACAACTTGGCGAAGTTATTCCTCAGTCTTCTAAACTGAGAATAATTGAAGCTCATTTAGGCCTCCTCATCTACTCGGATAAAAATCTCCTGATGGGTAGAATACCAGGACGGCTGAGCCGCGAGACCTTTATAGGTGTGAATGAGTTTTCCATCGTCTGAATATCTGCGAAGTACAATATAGTCCCCAGCTCTGATGTCAACATCGTGAGCACAGAAGAGCTTGGGGTTGTACTTTATAGGCGTCTCATCAACCGCTGTATCCGAGCCCGTGTCGTCACTGGAAAACGACAGCCGCCCAGGTACATCAGCATACTTGGGAGTTTCTTGATAGAAAATATCAGTAGATGAATCTTCGTTGGCTCGCTTGTCTGTGCGATAAATATCAAATCTATCGTCATACAGCATAGTCAAGAATACTCCCATACCTGACAGTTTCATCACAGAATCCTCCTAAACTGGTTGAGCTGTTTGGTGTAGTTCATCAAAATCTCATCCAGATTCGCATTGTGAGACTGAAGAATACGACTGCGAAGGTTACTGCGGTACTTGTCTCCGATAAACACGCTGGTGTCGCCCACCTTGATAGACGACAGGTCTGAAACATCCAGACCATCCAGCGGGTCTTTCGGAGTGTTGTTCATCTCAATGTTGAAAAGGATGAGGTCGACGGCCATATTCGCCCACACAAAATTCAACTGAGGCGGAACACCCGGAATCTGGCAGTAGTTCAGAATGGACTGTTCGACTTCAAGCACACTGAGCATGATTTCGTCGTCCGTGAGACCACCGTGTTCCATATCCGTGATTCTCTTATTCTTAGCCTTGATGATTTTAACCACATCCAAATACTGCTGTTCTTTGGCTGTGATGGTAGTGGTGGGGATAGCCATCGACCATTTCTCCTTTCTTCACATTTTAGAGAGAAGCGACAATGAGGTTGTAGATATCAGCCTTGCGGGTCTTACCCTGAAGGTCGATATCGTTTTCCTTTGCAAACGCCTGGAGCTGTGCCGTGGTGTACGTCAGAAGCTCTTCCTTGATATCTGCACCGGTGTCCTCATCGCTACCCTCGTCCTGGCCGTTATTAACCGTGCTCTCGTCCGCATCGTCTGCGCTCTCAGCGTGGTCGTCAGCGGGAGGGGTAGAAGGCTGGGCAGGCGCCTCGTTGTACGAGAGCACCTGACAGCCCAGCTTCTTAAGCTCCGGAACGTCCTTGTCTTCCACGTCGAATACGGTATGTGCAGGATGCCATACCTTAGCGTACTTGACGCGGTGGTCAAATTTCACAGTTGCCATATCGTTGTCCTCCCTGAATCACCTTAATACTTGATGTTGAAGACGGTGTTCATGCTCTCGAAGGAGGGCAGAACAATCTCAGACACCCAGTTGATGATGTTGACGGGCAGAGCAATCTTCTGAGTGCTGACAGCGACGCCGGTGTTGACCACCTTAACGTCTGCAAGAGTGTTGCCGCTCATGAGGTCAGCTTCCTCAGGGGTCGTGCCGTACCAGGTAGAACCCAGATTGCCCGCAGGCAGAAGAGTGGCACAGCCCGCATTGGGGTAGAAGTAGTGCTCATTGTCGTCCAGGCCCTTGTAGAGCTTTTCGTAGACGGCAATCTTGATGCCCGTCGCAGTCTGAATGAAGGACTTGACCTGGTCGTCCGTCACGATGACGTTCGCGGCGGCAGCGGCCAGCGGGTTCATGCCCAGGCGAATCTTGGCGTTTGCCAGCAGGTCCTGCCAGGTGCTCCAGCCGATAATCATACGGGTGAGCGTGATACCGCGGGATGCGGCCTGACGCTTGACGTTCTGAATATCGCCGATGGGGTCGGAGTTGGCGTGGTCACTCCACTTGTCGGTACCGGTGAGGGTGCTCAGGTTCTTGCTCTTCCAGGTGTTCTGCGGGTCGTAGTTGTAGTCGTAAGACACAGACTGACCGGAGTCGTTGGAAGAGGCGATGGTAAAGGCGCCGTCGGTGAGCAGAGCCATACGCATGATTTCCGGAGTCACCATGGAACTCTCGATGAGGTTCGCGGTGTCGTCGAAAATACGAGCGATGATGCTGTTGGCGAAAGCCTCGTTGTTCGCATCCAGGAACATCAGCAGGTTCTGGCGGTCCTCTTCGCCCATACGCATAGCCTCACGGAAGAAAGGCATCTTGGTGGACTCGAGGCTCACGCCGCCACGGTCACGGAGCAGAGGCTTGGCGTCAAATGCAGAGGGCTGAAGAGCGACAGGCAGGTTGTCCGCACCCTTAATCCACTCCAGCTTGAGGCCGGCCTTCTTCTTGGCGGGGAACAGGCCCTCGCCCATGTAGGGCACACGGTTGGACGCGATACCCTCATAGTATGCGGCAATCGCCTTAGCGGTTACCATCTCAAAAAGGGATTTAGGCATTTCTTTTCCTCCTCTCTATTACGCCACGGTTACGATGGTGACAGCAGTCGCGACATCGCCAGTGGAAGTTGCGGCAGCCTTGGGCGCAATGGTGACAGAACCGGCGGCGGCTGCGGCGCTGTTCTTCAGGTTGAACAGAGCGTAGGTGCCGTCAGGACCAAGCTCGATGCTCTCAACCTTGACCTTGGCGGTGGCTTCATCATCGATAGTCCAGTTGCTGAGAGTCGTGGCAGCGTCACGGAAGTGAACACCCACGATATCCACACGAACCTGGTGCAGAGTACCAGCGGCCTCACCGGCGGCGATGTTGATACCCTGAGCGGTCATGGTGGGCGTCACAGCCTCGAGAGGCAGGAACTGAATCATCTTCAGTGCGCCCTTCGCGGCGGAACTGGGGATAACGGGCAGGGCCTTGGTCTTCACGAAACCGTGAATGATGAGAGCGCCGGTGCGGTCACCGTCAGTCACATCATAGTCGGCCCAAACGATACCGATGGCGCTGGCATCGTTGCTGGGGTACAGGGTGCCGGCCTTGACAATCTTACGACCGTCCTGCGTGACAGCCGCCGCATCGTCCTTCTTAAAGGTATGAGCGACGCTCACGTAGTGGTCGGGAAAGACAAGGACACCCTTCGCGGTGGTGTAATCGGTGTGCTTGAACTCTACCATTTTGGATTTCCTCCTTTTAATAATTTATCAGCCGAAGTAGGTTTCATTTGCTTTATCGGCGAAAGTATTCCCCGCCGAAGCTGCCTTTGCCAGGCTCTTTCCGAATTCCTCTTCTGCACCACCGGAACCGCTGCCGCCTCCGCCATCCTCGGGTTTGCGACCGAACGGAGTCCAACCGCCGGGCAGGTTTCTGCCTGCGTTGTCTTCCTTGAAGTAGTAAGGATTGGATTTCTTCAGAGCTTCCATCTGCTCCACAAGACCGGCTACAACAGCGCCGTCCTTGAACGTAATCTTGGTAACGTCCAGTTTGGGGAGAATGTCCTCCACATTGTGGACCTTATCCGCGATTGCGAGCTTCAGAGAGTTTTCCTGAGCCATCTTGGTCAGCTTGGCCTCGTACTCGGTCTTGGCGGTGTTGTTTGCAGTGGTGAGTTCGTCGACCTTCTTCTGCAACTCTTCTGCCGTGCCCTTGAACGAGCCCAGTTCGGTAATCTGCTTATCCCGCTCGGCAATGGTTGCGTTCGCATCCTTGACCTTCTGGCGCTCCGCCTCGAAAGTTGCCTTGGGAATGTAGTTACCGTCGATAGACTTCTGGTGCATTTCCAGAATCTTCTTTGCCTGGTCCTCAGTGAATCCAGCTTTGGTCAGTTCTTCGAGTGTCATTGAATACTTCCTCCATTTCTAATCTCGACTTTTTACGGCGGTTGTCTCCGCCTGATTAGGTACCTCTCGGTACTTCTTTATTATATTGCATATTCCTCTGTTTGTAAAGACTTATTTTTGAGATTTATAAAATCTACTCGTAAATTGAAGTAGCTTATCTCGGTCTTCTTCAAGAACGTACTTTTTAATCCACTCTTCCTGAGACATACTACGAGGAACTCTGATATTTCTACCCTCAGAATCTCTTGCAATTCTTTCCAGGCCTTGAAGGTCCTCATGATACGCAACGGTGGTGGAGCGGCAGTTGGGGTGAAGGGGCGGAAAGTTAATACCGGTTCTTGCTTGACTTACCTCATGCACGGTATTGTCCATGCTTCTACAGATTTCAGATGTTCTTAGGTCCAGCGTTGCAACAAACTGATATTTATCGATTCCTGCTGCCTTGTACACGGCGAGGTCCGCCTGGTTGCAGATATTGTTGATTTCAGTTCTTGCAAGAGTCCTTCCACGGTTCTGAGATACGTTGAGCTCTTTCGCGAGCATGTCGCCCAGCTTATTTACATTTAAGCCTCGACTAAAGGACTGCGGAAGAATGGTAGCCATAGCTTTTACGAGCCTATTTCTGTCATTCCATACTCGAGTGCTGTAATTTCCGTCATCCCACTTCTTAGCGACAGCCTGTGCAAGGGTGTGGGCGTCAATTGTATCAAAGCGCACAGACATCTCAGCACCTGTTGCAAAATCATGATACCTGACATAGTATGCTGCCAGGTAGTTGATTTCCATCAGGTTTTTGATGTTCTTCTCTTTATTATTTTCGATAAGCTCAATCTGATATCTGATATCAGCTTCCAGCATTTCCAGACGAGTGATGTACTTCATATTCAGCAACTTTTCAAGGTACTGAATATATACTCGATTCCACCCGTTTTGTCGAGCATAGTCCAGCCACATTTTAACCGTTGCCTTGAATTCCTTCATCTCTGCAGATACAAGGCGTCTACGAGCCTCGGCATAGGTAACCTTATTTTCCCTTGCGTATTTAGAGAAGAACGATTCCAGGTCTTTTTTGATTTCTCGGAGTGCCACTCTGTAAGCATCAAGGAGAGCGTTTTCATACTCAAGTACGGAACGCTCTCCCATCAGTGCTTCGTTGAGTGCTCGCTCCGCCCAATATTCGGCGTTACGCATACCCAACCTCCTTATTCATTTTCGCCAGAACTACTCTTGGTCTTAGAGCCGTTTGAAGCGTTCCCTTCCGGGGGAGTGTTGCTGCCCAATGTGTAGTCCGCTTGCAACTCAAGCTCTTCCTCCTCTTCCTGGCGCATATCCTCCAGTTCCTTCTGCTCATCCAGCGTCCAGGGATGATTGGCGGCAATGGTTTTCTTGGAGATGATGCCCTGAGAGTTCATGCAGTTGGTGATGGTCTCAGTCTCGTTGATGATTACATCGGTATTGAATACGATATCGTACTTACAATCCGTGTAATCCTTCCCGGTCTTGTACAGAATGTCCTGCTGTATGAACCAGAACAACTGCATCAGGCTGAATTTAACCTCACTGCCCCAGTCTGTGCAGTCCATATCCAGGTCTGCATAGATAAAGCGCAGAGCAACACCGGAGGTATCTCTGATATCCTTATCTGCGGTGTTGACGCCCTGACCAAATTCATAAATATCTTGACGCAGACGCTCCAGGTGGACATTCAAATCTGCAAGAGCGAGCGGAGTGGTCAAGGACTTTGCATCACCATCTCCCTGGACGAAGATGGTTCTGTACTCGTTCTTGTTCTGAACGAATTCTTCTTTGCTCGCTCCGTCATAGTTTTTGATGACCATGGTCGCATTGGGGTTATCCTCAATGCTGTCAGACACTTCAGACGTCTTGCTGTCATAGTCATCGATAAGCGATTTGATTCGCTTGAGAAGACTCTGCTCGTCTGCGTCGTATTTGAATGGAATGAACGGGATATGATTCCAGTTCACGGGTGTTACCTTGTCCTCTGTTCCCCTGAGGGCGAAGTTAGGCATAGGCATCTGATTAACATTGGGGTTAGGAACAAGGTGGCCGCTGTCATCATAAATGTAATAGTACACACCGCTGGGGTCGTAAAATTCGAGATACTTTACGATTTTCTTGATGTTGTCTGTGTACTCTTCAATTTCGTACCTACGAGCAACAGCTCCCAGTTCGGTGTGGTCGTTGTCGTTCCAAAACGGAATAACTTCTTCAGGCTCGCATCTACGGAACTTGAGGTTGCCCTCGTCATCGTAATAAACCTGGACCCAGCCAATGCCCTTTACGATGCTGTCTCTACCCACGTTTTTGATGAACTGATAGAATCGCATATCCAGGTATGGCTCGCAGGCGCTGAAAAACTCCTTCACATGGTCGTCATCGGCCTTCATGGCGGTCATGGTGAACGGTTTGCCCAGCATATACGCGATTTTCTGCCGAGTCAGCTTCTTCATGAAGTTGTGGTGTAGCTTATTATTTGCGAGAACTTTGGATTCTTTGAGAATGGCGTTGTTATCGAGGTCTTTACCGATGACCATTCTCTTCTTATCCTTGATGTCGTTATCATTGCTGTAATACCGTTCAGCCGTCTCCATGAACTTGACATGGGGGAGGTTGTCGAACTCAGATACAGCACGTTCAAGAAATTCCCGAAGCCCTTTGGGCTCCGAGATATCCTTGTTCTTATCTGTGATGATGACTTCCTGAATCTTAGGCCGTCTTTTCCTCCACGGTAGCAACATTGTGATACCTCCTATTGATTATTGTGCTTCTTTTCATTTTCGATGTTTTCTACTCTGTGCTCAAGGGACTTATGACTCTGCTGAAGCTTCGTGAACTCTACCAGAAGCTCTCTGTATTCGTCTTCGCGCTTATGGTCCGTGGCGTCCATCTTCGTAGAAAGACTATCAACGGCTCTGGAGGTCCTCTCGACAGACTCTTTAATATATTTCAAATCAGTCATGATACCCCCCGTTTCACGAGCGTCATCAGACGCTGCCTTTTTTCGGCCAAAGTAGAACGAGGCGATACTGCACAGGGATACGAAAATACCCAGGACTGCAATCAGTCCCCCAAGAGTCAATTCATTCATAGGCGCACCTCTCTACAATACTGATACTGTAATAATATATTACGCGAACCATTTTGTAAAGATAATTTTCGTATCAAAAACTAAAATTCTGCATACCAATCTTCTCGCAAGAATATCTGAAGGCATCCATGGCGTGGTTATAGTCATCAATGGGTACCTGAAGAATTCTACCATCTTTGTCCTTGTCCCAGACGTAGTTATTGAACTCTACAAGAGTATTAGAACATCTGGGGTGAACATAGATATGGTAATCTTGAATCTTCTGAATACCGGCTCTAAGAGAGTCAGGTCCTTTCTTTGCAGGTCTGATTCTCTGGATTCCCATCTGCCTTACTTCTTCGATAGACTTGGGTTCCGCAGAGTCCGCTGTGATTAGACAGTTTTGCCAACCCTTCGCTTTGATTGCGGCCGCGATGGCTTGGTTGGTCATGCGATACCCATAAATTTCATCATATATGAAAATCTCTTTTGTCTTCTCGTTGACAAGGGAAGCTATAACAGCAGTCGGGTCATTAGAGAAACCCCAGTCAAGACCGTACAGTTCTTGATAGACAGGATAGTCGTGCCTATCGACCATAGCTTTAAGTTTCTGTTCGTCGAACTCAAGCTCTTCCCAGTTATTGTAAACAAGACCTTCTGCAACACCCCAGTCGCCCAAACCCTCAATCTGGTAACGACGAGGGTTCTTTTCTTTCATCTTATCGAATACGGCGATGTCCGCGGCGTCTAGAAACTCATTGCATAGATAGTTGGTTGTGTCACAGAATAAGTCGTCTCGTTCGCCACGGTCATACGCATCGAAGAACCTTTTCTTAATCCAGATGTTTTCAGACCACGGGTTGAAGGTCATCGTAATCTGCTTGAAGTACCCCTCGGGTAGCTGGCCACGAATAGAAAGGTCGAGCTTATTGAACTCTTCCTCATCTGAAATTTGGAAAGCCTCTTCAATCCACACCCAGCACAGGTGGCCGACTTCGACTGTAATGGAAGTGATACTCTGAGGGTCATCGAATCCTCTAAACAGAATCTTTTGGCCCGTGGGCAGGTAGGTAAGCTCCAAAGGGTTCATGGTGGTCTTCCATAATGGCTTGACGCTGAGCTTATTTATTGCCCACTTGAGCTGAGCAAATGTAGAGTCTCGATGAGTATTGAAATATCGACGAATAACGACAGCATTTGCAAGGGGCATTTTCATCATGTTGATGATGAGCCAAAGAGCCATGGTACAGCTCTTTTTACTGCCTCGACCGCCCTTTACGATTCGATATCTCTTTTTGCACCGCCAAAATTGACCGTACCCTCTGCCTACTTCTTTAGCGATGTTTATTTGAGTTGTCATTGTTGGCCTCCTGAATATACATCGACTGAGAAATACGTTTTTCTCGTACAAGTTTATCGATTACTTGACCTATATCTTTGTACCCGCTAAATTTCCTCATGTTTTCGAGATGATATAATGTCTGAGAGGATACAGTAGTATGAATTCGACGCAAATTTCTGTTCGACATAATAAATGCCCCCCTAAAATATGGTGTTGAATACAGTATAGCACGGATATGATAGATAGTAAAGGGCTGAATATCGATGTATTTTAACCGATATATTCAAAAGTGTGTATTTCTCCTATATAGAGAATAGACACGGGCGAAGCGGCGGGATTGGCTCGATTGTGGCTTGGTTTTATGAGACCCACCGATTCATGGTATTTTGACCCAGGTATATATGAGAGAGAAAAATTTTAGGTCGACCTTTATGATGACGAAGACTGTGAGAACGTCCTGAATGAGCCCTTACCGCCTAAAACCGGGCCCGGGGTGGGGTTATGGAGGCCAAACTGGTGGAGAAATGCAGTAGAAAATGGGTGGAAAATGTGCATTTTGACCTATGTTTGCTGTAAAATGCACTTGCATTTCGCATACACCGCATATCTTACCGCTGTAACCGTGAGATTTGGCGTCTCTCGCACGTTTGGCTGGTGGTCTATATAATCGCATGGACACGTTCTTCCGCTGTTCTCTACCTATCTCATAGCATATCCCTCACTCCTCATCTAACCACAATATCTCGTGTCTCTTCCTCAGTTACATACACACTATCTCGTACACCTATATATCTCTACTACATCTTGTATCTATTCTTTTTATATTCTACTATATCTTGTGGTTTAATTCTTCTACTCACCCGCTCACCCCTTCCGCCTTCGCTGTTCAACCCTATATCTTGTGTATATAGACATATACCATACTCCATCTTGTAGGCCCGATACAATATGCGTATATCTTGTGTGCCATGAAATAACTCAGCACTATATCTTGTGTCGACCCAATATCTTGTAGTATGTTCTGAATATCTACTATATCTTGGATTCTCATTGAAACTGTGTAAACTGCTATATTTCACCCCTTCGCCCCTCAGCGCACAATGCCGCATACAGCGCACATAACCCTTGTCGCCCACGAGAAGCGCGGTATCTCGCTTTCTAAGGGCTACCTGTAAAATCATACCGACCCAAACCGTCTCGCGCCATATCGAGCGTTTTCCAATATCTCGTACTTTACACCCTTTATCAACCACAATATATAGTGGTTTCAAACCGGGCGATGAATATGTGCATTTTGCACAAATATCTCAGGTACAATATCTTGTGGTTGATTATGCACAGTTACACAATATATCGCCATGCTACGAGAAGCGCGAGATTTGCTGTCTCTCATGCGCTGTGCATTTACAGGTGTAGTTTACCAGCCGCTTGCAAAACGTGCGACACAGCGCAACTCTCGCCGGCGTGCGCTATGCTATGCACAGCCGCCGTCGCAGTACAGCGCACAGCGCATATTCGCTGGATTATGTGCAAATAGCACAAAAACAAGCTAAAAAATAGCGGTTATTTTGTATAGTTTTTTGTAAGAAGTCTGAATTTTTTTTTTGAAACCACAATATATTGTGCTCGAACCGGCGAAAATGCGCTATTTTCAGCTGAAAAACACAATATATTGTGCCGAGGCATAATTTGCATTTACTTCGAAAATAGTTTATCATGTGCGTAGCACAGCAAGCCACCGCACAGCACATACCCGCACCGGCTCCGCTGTACTGCCCCACCGCACAGCAAGCGCACAGCGCATTGTCTGCCGGTGTGTACCTTGCCAAGTAAAAACGCCCAGTTAAAGCCGCTCACCTGCACAGCAAGCGCAAAACACCGCTGTCAGCGGGTGGAAGCTAAAAGCCGGCACAGCACAGCGCACATACCACAGCACAGTTCATCGCAAGCGCATTCCAAAATCGCCGGTGGCGTACGAGGGCCAAGTTGAAAGGTAGGTACTGGTGTACCTTGAAAAGTAAACATAGAACAGTGAGGATACAGCTCCACCGCCGCGTCACGGTAGTTTTGCCAGCGCAGACGGTCTAAAAGTGCAAAATGCACAGGCTGAAATACTGTCCGCGACTACGGGCAAGGAACGTAACTGACCCACGAGGGTTGAGTGTAGTTGTCAGCACATAGCCACCATAACAAAAATATCTAAATTATATGGAGGTACTATTATGTCTATCAACTTCACTTCTAACATCAACGATTTCGCTTCCACCCAGTCCCGCGCCACTCGTGTGAAGAACTTCACGGAGTTCACCAGCAAGAAGAAGCTGGAAGACGCCGCTGTTCTTACGCCGGCTCAGCTGGAGGAAGTTAAGAAAATCAAGGGAACTTTCACCTTCGCTCTGCACAATGACGGCCGCTACATGGTTGTCACGCTGTATCACGCCAACGCCGAAAAGAAGTACCAGTTCATCATTCTGGACCTGGAAACTCTTCAGGTCGCGGAGTGCGACAGTGTGAAGAACGCAAAGGCAGCCGTCATGGAGCTTGTCAATGCCGCCGCAACTGCACCGCAGGAAGAGGCAAAGGCAGAGGAAGCGCACAGCGAGGAAGAGCAGAACACGGAAGAAGCTCCGAAAAGCAAGAAGAGCAAGCGTTCTGCCAAGTAAAACCACCGAATATCAAGGAATTATCAAAGTCACACATAGTCATCAGGCTATGTGCTGACACATACACTCAACCCGAACTTGGAACCCAGTTGTATGCCCTCGCCCATATAAAATGGAGGAATAACAAATGGCTAAACAGATTTATTGCATGAATCTCCAGCATCATATGGGAGTTGCGGAATCCGCAGAGGAGCTCTTCGAGGAACTGAACACATTGTACTACGAAGGGCTGAAGAGGGAAGACGTCGATATCAGACTCGCCGTTTCGGAAGAAGCTACGAAGAAAATGCTCCTCCTACATCGAGTGATGTACAAGAGTGAGCAGTTCGAATACCAGGACATCTTCGACGCTATCCTCACGCTCGTTCCTTCTGAAAATTGGGACGAACGAGAGGAAATTGCAGATGCCGTGTGCGTAACAGGTGAGCGGCTTTCCGATTTGGACGAAGAGGAATTTATGGACTGGTTTGTCACCGAGTAACTAACAAATAAAACTCGGGCGAGGGCGTACACATGGGCTCCAAGCGTGGGAACTATTCACCGCTATACAGAGGTTTCATAGTGCGGATTTTTCCTTAAGAAACTTTTTATCGACAACGTCGATGAATACAACGTGAAATCAAGGAGGAATACCACATGAAAACCACTCATTTCCGGTTTAGAACCCCGTGCCACGGTCGAATTTACGGCGATAGCGTATTTGAAGGAACGCCCTACGAAAGTGGAGGGCAGGAAATCGGCGCTACCGCAATGGCATACCTGTATAACCGTGAGCCTCAGCTTTCTCAGTTCCTTGAGAGGAACAAAGAGGAAATGACTCAGTATATCGATTCTGAGAACAAGCCTTTGCAGGACGTTGTTCGATTGGAATTGGGCGATTACGGAGTATTTGATGGGCAGTTCTGCCTCGTTCACCATGTGTGGATTAAAGGCCAGCTTGATGAAATCTCCGAGGAAGAGCTCCTCGCAGTCGAGGAATACATTATGGGTCAGCTGTCTGACGGATGGGGTGAAGGACTCGAACAACGTGAATGGATGAACCATTATGTTGAATGGAATCATCCCTATTTCGACGCAGACTCTGCACAGTTCGAGGAAGAGGAACATAGAGACAACGTCAGCTATTACCTTGTTCCTTGGAACTCTGAAATGGAAATCACTCAGTTAGATTCCGAGGAATGCGAACTCGACGTGTCTGCAGAACTCATCGCAACGATGGAACGCAAGCAAGACCTATTCACTCGATACGTCATGTCCGTAAAGAATGAACTGGAGTTGAAGACGGTAGTCGAGGAACTTAAGGTGGAGAATCCTTATCGAATCAGAGAGTGCGTAGGAAAGTATGGATATCCCATGCTTCTTGCCTTTAACAAATACTTCGATAACGCAGGAATGGGCTTCGCTTTCTGTGACAAGGCCTTCGCCGTCGACGGTCACTGCTACGAATACAAGTTCTATAAGAAGAACAATTATTCGGACGACCCTGTTAAGAACCTTCGCATCTACGATGCCGTTACGGAACTTCTCAAAGCATAACAAATCAGCATGGAGAAATCCGTGCTATGAAGCCTCTGTATAGGCTGGCGGTGGAATAGAGGACAACCTAGAAAGCGAGGAAATTATGTCTTTCAAAGTCAATGCAATGGTTCATTCTATCAACGCTGTCAAGAAAGTTGAAATCATCGAAAAGAGAGGAGACAACGACTACCTGGCTAAGGTGGGCGATGTTGTCTGTACTGCTATTTTCAATCCGTTTGTCGGCCTCTACTATGTCGACGATGTGTACGGAGTGGTGAAGTTCAATGACTGAGCAAGAGATGAAAGAATACGTTGACTCTCTGGAAAGAGAGCTGGACGGTTATAGGAAACTTGGTACGCAGAGGAAGATAAAGGCTGCTCTGCGCCGGGATTCTAAAGCACGTCGCAGAAAAAACACCATCATTTGGTGTTTGAAGCAAATTCCGCTTGTACTTAGCATCCTCTTCACCCTCTGGGTATTTTTCAGCTGGATGGAAGTCGCAATTCACAACTCCACTCCAGGATACGATTACTGCTTCTACAATTTTTTCAAAGTCATGTTCTAAATATCAAATGAGGTTGTCCTCTATTCTGCCGCCAGCTACCTTGCCATTATACAGGCTCTCGACAGAATGGAGGATTCCAAATGACGAGAGAAGACGCTCTTAACCTGATTCAAAAGTTGTTCAACCTTGGAGACAAGGAAAGAAACGACTCAGACCAGGAAGCAGAGCTTGCGATACTCAAAGCACAGAAGTTGATGGCAAAGTACGACATCTCAATCGAAGAAGTCAAAGAAGAGAAAGAACCCGAATACGCTCATGAGATGTGCGAACACAAGTGGAACTATGGATACAGAGTTCCTCTCGCGCAGGTACTCGCAAAGAATTTCAGATGCGAGCTGTACGAAAGAGGAAAGTCTATTGTATTCATGGGTCGAAAGGTGGACGCCGCTATTTGTAGACAGACATTTGAGTTTGCCTACAATTACATCATGAAAAGAGGAAATCAAGAGTATAATAGGAGATACGAAATGGGTTATACAACTCGAGGAGTATTCAACTCTTATGCTCGAGGGTTTATTATCGGACTTAAGAAGAGTTTAGACGAACAATGCGTGGCTCTTGCCATTGTCACCCCTCCGGATGTCACAGCAAAATTCAAAGAAATGTCCGAAGGGTGGAAACAGAAGACCACAAAGATGGGAGAAGCAACAGACGCTGAAACTCTTCGCAAGGGTATCAAAGATGGGGAACGGTTCTTGCAGAAGAACAAGTTACCTGAATAACAAATAACGAGTCGAGAGTCTATATAATGGCAAGGTCGGTGAGCCTACTTCCTGATTCAGGTGCTCGAAGGAAGGAGAACAATATGAATAACAATTATCCTGAACACATTCTTCGTGTTCTTCGCGAGCGCAACGACCTTGAAGAAGACGATACGAGCAGGGACAAAGAATTTCAAAACATGGCTCCGGCTCGTGTGCTCAAAGAGTGCTTAGAATGGGAGGGCATCAGTGGATACGGCTCGTGGCTAATGGCAAGAATCTACGATATCTACGGAATCCATCTTGATGGGTTTAACTGCGTAGTAGACAAGGAAGACAAGGCCAAATTCGTACGAGGATTCGGTAACTTCATGCGCCATAACACCGGAATGAGAACTGAAATCACGGGCATGGAGATGGACGAACACGAAATCGTCACCATTCACTACGAAGGCGGAGGGACGCACAAGGCAAACATCCATTCAGACAGCGAGCTCGCCGCACTTCGGGATATTCTCAAAAATGCGGAGTAATAAGATGAATGGAACAAGAATTCGTGTAATCTATCAACCATACGAACTTCACGAAATGATGTGTGAAGGAGTCATAGAAGCGCCTAACCTTAGAACAGCGTTGTTGATAATGTTGGACAAGGTTGGAATGTATGACAATTTAGAAGATGTGCTGAAAGAAGAAAAAGAGAGACACAGAAAGTATTCAGCGAAACAGCTTCTGAAAAAGTTCGTAAAACCAGTAAACGGTGATGGATGCGACCTAATTTATCTAATCAAAGACGATATCACAGGAAATATAATTTTCAGCGAAATGGATTACAGACATTGGGAAGTATCTAAAGATACTTCGATGTAACAAATCACAGTTCGAGCATCTGAATCAGGAAGTAGGTAAGTGTGTGATGATATGAGGGCTTCCCTGATGACAAATTAAGGAGGAACTTATAATGTCTGCAAATGTTGAGTCTATGTTTTCTGTTCGCGAAGTGCCTTGGCACGGTCTTGGAACTATCATTCAGGAAGCTCCGGATTCCGAAGCCGCTCTCAAGCTGGCTGGTCTGGATTGGTCCGTGAAGCAGGTTCCAGTCCTGTACGAAGGTCAGAAGACGGGTCACCAGTTCAACGTCCGTGAGTCGGATAACCGTGTTCTCGGAGTTGTCGGCGGCAGATATAAGCCTGTCCAGAATGCGGAAGCGTTCGCATTCACAGACGAGCTCGTGGGCGGCGATGTTCGCTACGAGACGGCAGGGAGCCTGGCAGATGGTAAGCGTGTTTGGATGCTCGCCAAGATGCCAGACACTCGTGTCTTGGACGACGTCGTAGAGCCCTATCTGTGCCTGACAAATGGGCATGACGGATTCAGCTCTCTGAAAGTGTGCATGACGCCTGTTCGTGTCGTCTGCCAGAATACGCTGAACATGGCACTGAAAGGTGCCAAGCGTACCTGGACAGTTCGCCACAGCGGAAATATCAACGCAAAGATGGAAGAAGCTCAGCAGACTCTCGGACTTGCTCAGAATTACATGGAGAAGTTCGCAGAGGAAGCGGAAGAGCTCTACTCTATCAAGGTCAGTCCTGTGCAGTTCGATATCCTGAAAAACAACCTGTTCCCCATCACAGACGAGATGTCTCGTCGCAAAGAAGAGGCGCAGTGGCTTCTTCAGTGTCAGCTGAAAGAAGCGTGGGAGATGGACGACCTGGGCAATATCAAGGGCACGGGCTGGGGGTTCATGAACGCTGTGAGCGATATGTCTACCCACCGTCCGCCGGCTCGTAAGACTGCAAACTATCAGGAGAATATGTTCATCTACACCATCGACGCTCCTGCTCTGCTGGACCAGGCGTTGAAGATGGTAAAGGAGATTGTCTAATGATAGTTAAAGTTGGACCTGTCACTCTTAGAGTGTCATATCACCTTGTCAAAAAGGTAGGTGACACAGAGAACTACGGATTCGCAATCCAGCAAATCGTCAATACAAAGATAGCAAGAACCTGGACGGTACATGACCTGGAAGCCGTCAAAAATTTCATCAACCATCTTGTGGAAAAAGAACTCTTGAAAGAGTTCGACAATCTGTAAACAAACCAGGGAAGCCCTCATATCATCACACACCATAGTTAGAAGGAGAGTGTACCATGTCAGTTATTAAATGTGTCAAAGATGATTGGACAATAGTATTGCCTTATCGTCTACGCCATAACCGGTACAGAGGTGCAAGTAGACCATCTTATGCGCTACTATGTCTTATGTACTACTCCATCAAGTCTTTCCTCATATTATATTTTTACGGAGCTTTCAAAGTATATAAATTCATACTATGGGACATCTGGAAATGGTTATGGTGCAAATTCAAAAAACATCAAGAAAAACCCGTTCAAAATGACAATTGTTCAGAGGAGAAAGATATCGTAACTGAGCATATAGATGAACAGGAAGAAATAGAACAAGAAGAGGAAGAAATCGTAGAAGAATTCCCGTTCTGCCAAATCTTCCGCCTGGGTGGAGACAAAGACCTGCACATCATGAGAGTGGAGTATTGCCCAGACGAGACAGCATTTATAAGAGTCGTATCCAATGATTCTTACACCAAGCCTTACAAGCGTAAGGTACAACGAGACAAACGAGGAGAAAGATTTATCTTATTCAACAATGAAAGATTTTATCTTGACCCCAATAAAACTCAGCCTAGAATGCCTGAGTAAACAATTATCCCCATCGGCCTTATGGTCGGTGGGGATTTTTTTTTGTGAATTTGTATTCCAGATTTTACAGTCTACAATACTGACCAGAATACTGTATCATAATTTATTATTAGAACATTGGCGATTGAGCTCACTTTCCCTAGAGCTCTTCACCTCCTGGCAGTTGTAGTCACTCATTTTTCTTAGGCGCCGAGTGCCAGTTCCAGCGCCACCTATCTGACCTATAGGCTAATCAGAGATGTCTTCTTCTCCGACGAACTGAACGACACAACCGCCATTCATATTTACGTTCGTCTGGTTAAGACCGTTCATAAGGTTGAGCTCTTTCACAGGAAGAATGATTGCATTCAGACGAGACATCGTAATTCGATTACCCTTGATTCCATTATCAGGGTCACCGTAAATCTCTTCCTCTGCCTGCTCTACGAGCTTCAGCAACTTCTTCTCTGCAATGTCCTTCGTCCACAGCGCCTTACCGGTGGCCTTGTCTCTCGCCTCTTCCATCAGAGCGTTGTAGTAGCTATACACATGAGGCAGGAAGAACATACTTCTGGCGGCACGAGAAATACGAGTTCTGGATTCGTCGTCCAGAGTTTCGCCGTTCATTTGTGCGTATGCTTCCTCTCGAGTAAGGCCATTGTAAACGATGAGATGAATGAATTCACGTTGGCGAGGGAGAAGAGGACGAAGGTTAGGGTCTCTTGCCATACTTATTTCTCCTTCCTCAATAATTTTTGGAGACCCACCCGGTCTGTTCGACCGCGACGCTGGACACGCCGAGCCCATTGGGTGGGTCTATGGGCTTCATAAATAGGAGGACAACACGGAGGTCCCCATAGTTTATTATAAAGGTTTTTGCTCAGATTGTAAAGAGGAGATTTGAAAAAGTTTCTTCTGACTGCTCTCTGCCAGCCACTTGGCGTAACACACAGGACCCATACCGAGCTTTTGAGAGTCTAAAGACTTGAGCCGCCTTCCGCATCTTCTACAGATGTGCTTTACTTCTTCCTTGTTCATACGCTTTCTCTCCGCTTGAAATCTTCGCACCGCGCACTTACCGCGACAGAGCACAGCTTACCAGACACGGCGCAAGTCGCGCGGCCATTGCCGTTCTTTTGGAGGTGCTCACAACGTGTGCAGTTTTTTGCCTTCGGGTTTCTCAGACAGGCGAGCTCGTGACGGTCCATCAGCGCACGAGTCTTCTTCAGCGTACCGCAGTATTTACATTCATACGCAAGAACTCTTGTAGCCATTACTTTATCACCTCTTTACAGAATATTCACCATGACATACTCTACAGCAACGTCATCCTCGATTAGCCCGGTCTTGATGCCCTTTTCCGCAAATCGAATAATCTTAAGGGCATCAATCAACTCTGCGATTGAATAGTGCCCCCGCTTTTCCTTGGCCATCTTTACCTGCCACGCCGTCAGCCCCGTCCGCTTGACAGGCTCCGACTGGTCTCTACCCAAGCCCTGAACCATGAGAATCTGTTTGAAGCCATTGTACAAAACAGAAAGAGTGAGAACAGAGGGTTCTGCCACAGCCTTTGCCTTGAGAAGATAATCAAACGCCTGTCTGACATTTCTTGTAAGAATGGCGTCTGTAAACTGAAAGGTAATATCTCCAATGGGCTTGTAGATTACGCCGCTGTCGACAAGATACTTCACAGCCTGCTCTGCTCCACACCCCGTCGCCGACATATAGTGACGAACCTTATCTGCTTCCAACTTGATTCGGCTGTAATCGCATTCACAAATCTCTGCAAACTCGACACAGCCTGCCGTTCTCATACCAGGAATTAGTCGGGCGACGTAATTGGCTAAAATCGAGGAACTGAGTTTTTGGAACTCACAAAGCCTTTCCTGGTTCTGCTTATAGAACTTGCTACGCTTATCCATCTTAGAGTATATAAGAACAAGGTAATCACTGCTGTTCTCTGCGGCAGAAAATACCTTGCCCCATTGCTTATCCGCCTTAAAGAACTCCATGTCATCTCGCACGACTATCACGCGAGAGCCCGCTGTCATTTTGCGCTGTACAAGGCGCTGATATGCGTCGCTGACCTTGTCGAGGAGCGTGGGCCTAACCTTTACAGCTCTATAGAGATGAGAGAGATACTCGTCCATGACAGCCACTTCTTCTCCGTAGAGAATAATGACTCTGTCAATATCTCCTGAACGAATCTGCTTCTGAAACTCTTGTACTGTCATTTGACTGCCTCCCAATTCTTTGCCAGCGCCTCAGGCGAGTTATACGCACAAGATTTCGTTCCACGCTCTCCAGGAACAATCCAGCTTACTCTGATAGAGGCGCCTCGAGTAAACACCTTCACATCGTACACCTGCCCAACTCGAAGATTTCTGGAACCGTCTCTACCGATGTATTTAAGTAGCATTGTTCTTCCGCTCCTTTCTCGCTTGTTTGGCTCTTTCTTTTGCCTTCCAGTAATCGTGCTCTTTCTTCTTACGGAAGTGCCTGCAATCTTTTACAAGGCACCTTTTTCTTTTCATCTGCTTGACGGAAAGAGTAAATCTATGTAGACAGCACCAACCTACAGGATTCTTACTACCGCCAAGAGGAACCCATTTACCCATCGTCGTCCTCCGTGGTGTCACGGTCTTTCCCGTGCATGGTTGCAATCAGATATTGCCTCGTAAGAAGGGCGGCCTCCGTTACATCAGCGCCTGCGTCTCTTGTAGCCATGTAGAAAATCCATGCCATTTCTGCAATGGCTCCCACAGCATTGACTAACTCTTGTTTTTTATTCATTTTATACCTCCTTACTCCAGAACTCCTTGCGGCAGTCAGCGCACTTGAGTCTACGGACTTTGCAGTTCCCATTTGCATCTCTATAAGCAGAAGAAACGCTCGCTGGGCATATATACAAACTTCCATTCTCGGAAACGTGCGCCTCAGGGAACATATTCAAGAGCTCCGTCTGTCGCGTCTTACTTGGGTGTTCCCTTGACCACCGCTCAACGATGGCGACTTCTTTCTCAATACCCTCATCCGTTTCCCCAGGAATAGCGCGGCATCTGGTATCTCGAAGAAGACATTTGAGGCATCCTTGTTCAAAAGACTCGCACATTCTTCGTTCTTCCTTCAAAAATTCCACGGCGTTCATATTTTACCTCCTAAAATTAAAGACTATTAAAGCTGAAACTCAGATGCCTTGTTGTCAGCCAAGATATTTTCTTTACGATAGCTGATTACAAGAAGATGAGCACACGCATTTCGAATAGCAGTTTGAATCTCCTTGAGAGCTCCTTCAGACAAAAGAACCTTGCCGCAGACGAAATCAATTTCCATGTCTACCTCAGACTCAACTCTGTATCTACTGAATGTAACATGAACATGAAAACTTCCGTCCTCGCTGTCCCTGTCTGTGATAAAATCTACAGAATATTCACAGAAGCAAAAGATTCCGCTCGCATAATGCGCTTCAGCGTTGACGTACTTCAGAAAGTCCTCTATTGTCATAGGCCTCATGACATAGCCTCCCGCATTTCAAGAATCCACATATCCAAGGTAGCATCTTTCTTGACACCCACAAGAGTCAACTCCTGTGCGTACTTAGAGCAGATACGAAGCATCTTGGCGTACACACGACTATCAGAATACCCATCGCTCTCCATGATTCTACGCATAAGAACGTGATTGAGCATCTGGAAAAACAGGTCGGGCTCGTACCCGTCTCCATCTTCCTTGATTTTGATTCTCTGCCCAATCTTGAAAGCATTGACACCTGTTACAACTCCAATCTTATCAACGACAAGGCTACAAAAATCTAACAGTTCTTCCACGTCCATGGCGGCATATCGCTCTACCTGCCCAAGGTTGTCTGCGGCGCACACGATGAGCGAACGAGCCACTCCGTCAAGTGACTTGGCTGACTTTTCCAAAAGGCTGTCCAGGTACTCTTGACGCTGTTGCATGGTATAAGGCGCCATAGGAATTACAGTACCGCGAGACCTAAGAGTTTCCAATGCGTTCTCCGCATTCTGCACCGTCAGCACAAAGTAGGCTTGGCGCGGCGGCTCCTCTGTAACCTTTAGAAGGGCATTCTTAGCGGCGGCGGACATACGGTCTGCATCTCTGAAGATATACACGGTGTCTCCGGAGCATTTATAGCAGTTCTTGACAACCTCTCTCACAGCGTCCACAGACAATTCAGGCTCAACCAAGAATGCTTTCATCTGCTTCGTGAGCCACTTTGCGAGCGTGTACTTTCCTGAGCCCTTGACCCCCGTGAGTATTAAAAATCGAGGAACTGTGTTGAGCGTAATCATATCGCGCAACTGGCTCCTTACAAATTCTTGACCAATCAAGTTGTCCACTTCCCTTCGTACATCTCTTCAACAGTTCCGTCACGATGGTAAACCATATGACGAATCCAATGATTATGCTGAAATACGTGAGCATCAATTCTGTCTTCCTGAATAGACAAGTGCATACTCTCACCGTTCTGGTTAATGCACAGAATAACATGGCCATACAATTCATGATTATTCATCAACTTTACCAGACCGTCACGGTCAGTGGAATCAAACTCAATGGAATTCATATTTTCCTGATTAAAGTTGTACTCGCTCACCTTTTCATCCCTATCGAACCTGGGGCAGCCTGACGGCAACACGGTTTTCAGCTTCATCAGCCAATCACAAGGCACATAGATATCTTTTCTATGTTTACAGGCTTCACAGCTTGTCATCACTCGGTCATACATATTTAGGCCTCCTGTTTCGGAGTATTGAACAAGAACACGCTGGACTGAACAATCGCCTTGGGATTAGACTCCCAACGCAGACCGGAATTGAGTTCACGCACCCATTCCAGAACGGCCAAAGCAAGGTCGATATCATCATCCATCAACCTCTGCTTATACTCAGGAAGGGCGGGGATGTTGATGTACTTGAAGTCCTGGAAGGTGCAGAACTTACAGACATCAAGAACGAAATACTGGAACTGCTTGATGAACTGCTTCAGGTCTTTGCCGCTGTTGTACACATCTTCAATGATTTTTACGGCCTGAACCTTATTTCCGCACTCCATGGAGAACAACAGGTCAAAGTGTGTGCTGTAATCGACGGTTCCCAGAGCTCTTACAGCATCTTTAACCGTCACGGTGTCGGTGAGAGAAAGACACTTGTCCAGCATCGTAATAGAATCTCGCATACCGCCGTCCGCGAGTTTGGCGATATACTGAATAGCTTCCTCTTCCACCTCGTATGCTCCATCAGGACCGCCGCTCTCCACAACCTCATCGTTCTCGCAGGCAACGATGTAGCGAAGACGATTGATGATAGAGTCCAGCGAAATCTTGCTAAAATTATACCGCTGAACACGACTGAGAATCGTGGCGGGAATCTTTTGCGGGTCCGTGGTACACATGATAAAAATTGCAGTCGCAGGCGGCTCCTCTAAGAGCTTCAGCATGGCATTCCACGCACCGATACTAAGCATATGACACTCATCGATGATGTACGTTTTGTAGTCGCAGTCCAGAGGTTTACGACGAGCGCCGTCAATGATGTCACGCACATTGTCCACACCGTTGTTAGACGCGGCATCCACCTCAATAGGCGAACCCTTACCCCCATTGATGTCGTTCGCGAAGATACGAGCCGCTGTGGTCTTTCCGCACCCAGCAGGCCCACAGAACAGATAGGAATGCTGAAAAGTTCCTGTTTCAATCTGGTCCATCAAGATATCCTTGATTGCAGACTGCTCGACCACATCGTCGAAAGTTGCCGGGCGGTACTTGACCGCGAGAGTTTGTCTTGCCATTACTTATTTCCTCCTCAAATAAGAGTCTTGATTTCCGGACGACGTCTTTTAGACACGTCCTTATTACGGCGACGCTCTTCCTTCACGGTGGCGTGGGGGAACACAACCACATCCAGAGCACGAACCGTCTTCCCCTGCCAATCGTATGTGTCGATTTTCATAAGACGGTTTTTCCACACACTCATCGTCTGTTCGATGTTGGGGTCAAACTGTGCGAACTTCTTAGCACCTTCGATTGCCTGCAGAATTCGGGCTCTGAAAATCTCTTTCACGATGTCCACATCGTACATGGGTCTGTAATCCTTGTTGCCCGTGCCTCTACCCCCGACCTTATTGAAGCGAACACCCTTCTTCTGAAGTGTCTGCTCCGACTCAACAGGCATATAGTATCTATTCACCTCATGAAGCCGAGTCTTGTTGTTTGTAACCATGATGTTGTACAGACCGCCCATCAGGGTGTTGGGGTGAATACCTCCCATTCTGTCAAGAGCAGTTGCAAGGTCCTGACCGGGAAGAAGACCATTAGACACCAACGAATCCAGAATGTCTATACCGGACACGAGTGTCTTCTGAATGATTCTGCCCTGCCCCATATCCACAGAAACGAGAATATGCGGAGACCTGTCGATATACTGAACTTTCTCTTTCACCTTGTTCATATGTTTACCTCCTCATTGTTCAAATTTTAACTTCCAACCGCCGTTTTTTTTTGCGATTGTGAGTATCTTATTTACCTTCTTCCTTGGTCCGTTGAGTATAAAATCGTAAGATACTTCTATATACCCACCCGACTTCAACTCAATGCGGACACGAGGCCACGGTTCGTAGTAAATCCTACCCATATCAGGTATTGTAGAATTTGGATGCCATCATGTCCGCGGTATGCGTCCACAGAACATTGTTGAATCTGCGGATAGCGACATCCAGATTGTCCCACTCGTCCTTTTCATACGCTCCCATGTGATAGCGAATACAGGCAACCTCCTCAGGAGTCAACTGAATAAAAGTGCTTGCGATTGCGACACTCTTGGAGCCGTGCCCGGGGCCCCACACAGAAGGCCTGTCATCATACTTGAATTTTCGACCAGGTTCACCACTTGTGTCTCGCTGATAGTTGTCCACCTTACACAAGTCATGAAACAGACCGATGATAACCGGACTGCACTTGCGCCACCACTCCAGATGAAGAGCATCTGTCAGCTTGAGAAGCTCAGTGGCGACACGATAGCTGTGGTCAAACAGGCCGCCCTCATAATCACCGTGAAATCGAGTGCTTGCAGGTTGAGTGAAAAACCCCATGTTATGTAACAGCTCAATTACCTCATCCATGCTCATAGCAACACCGCTGGCGTATGTGAAGTTGACTCCAACACTTGAGCACAGGGTGGCGAACATTGTTCCGCGTTCAAACTCAGACATCATATGTTGTTCTCCTTTTCAATGTATTCAACCAACTCACGCATCACACGAGAGTCAATTACAAAGTAATCAGGCCCATCAGGTTCAAACCGAAAAGCAAGAGACGACCTGAAAAACCCTTGCTCAAATGCCTGCTCCTTCATCTTCTCCATCCACGCCTTCTGAATAGAAAAAGACGACTGAGGCTTTGTGGGCAGTTTAGCTTCTACGAAAAACGACTGGGTATGCACATCGCCTCCGCCAAATCTCGTACCACCTGAGTTACACTGAACTCGCCCACCCAGAAGTTTAGCTATCTCTTTTTCTTGGGCCGCCGAGAAGTCCTTTCCGAGGTTTCTGCTCAACTTTGGGTTCCTCCTTTCTATATTCAATTTTCTTGGTCACTTCTGCCTTTGCGGGTGAATGACGTTTGGTTCTATAGAATTTCCACTCTGCTGGAGTTGAAGACACTCCATATTTGAGCTTGTGCAAGGCGTATTTAGTTTCCGCCGACTCAGGCTGATGGGACAGAAGTCGATAAGCTATATTTACAATCTGCTCATCTCTAAACGGCAGGTTATACCCTGTACTCGCATCAAAATCTTTGAACTGCTCAGAGAAGATTACTGACTCTGCTTCTTTGGGGTGCTCTTTCTGTAACTTTACGAGTTCCACTCCCCACTCTGCCCATTGTGCGTCAGACACGAGATTAATATCCAGCTCGTAGTAAATCAAGGAATGAACAAGAATCTGGTATCTACGTCGCTGAATAAGCGCCGCAATCTCGTTATCATAAGTGACAGGTTTTTGCTCTTCCGGCTTCGGAATTTTAATAAGTGACATGACTCATCCTCTCAGTTTTTTTTTGAATTTGGCATAATAGGTTCTGGCTGTGGGCTCAGTGAGTCCGAACTTCGCCGCCGCCATCTTGGAGCCATCTGACTCGAAAATACTGCACAGGTCCTGCATAGAAGATACGCTCCACCTATTGTTTACTCTTTCAGGAAAAGGACACTCATCATACTCTACATCGTGTCCCTCTAAACCAAGTTGAACTCGAAGAGCTCTGTCTGCCTGTTCCATCTGCCAATCTTTCAGATGAGTTATCTTACTACCCAGCTCTTCTACAGGAATAGAGGTTACTTTATCTAAAAGAATTATGGACACTCCTCCGTTTATCACGACAGGTACCTGAGTAGGGTAGGCTTTTTTGACACTGGTAGTGAGAGGGGCAACTGTTATCACACCAGAATTAAGATTGCAGGTATTATTTGATACGACAAGAACAGGTCTTGTCTTGTTTAACAGATGGGGCCTATTATGAACAGGACAGTTCCACCAGTAGATATCTCCACGACTTATCATAAGACATACCCCATCTTTCTCAAGTCTTTGAGCACCTCGTTAAAAGTATCGCCAGACACCACAAACCGGCCGTTTACGAATGCCTCGTAATGCTCCATGACATGACGGATTTCAATCTTTTCTAACTCCATTATTTACCTCCATGGCGTATTCAATTCCGCTCTTTGCAATCCACCCGGACCATGTAATTTCGCTCAACTTCTTGTCGACTTCCTCTACTGCTTCTCTTAGCTCTTGCTCAGTTTCAAAAGGATTGATATGAAAATGCTGCCCGCACTCAGGACCGAGTCCGTAAAGACGACTCACAGGGTGCGTCAAAGGTCTTCCGCATTTCATGCAGTAGTCGGTTCTAAGACGACGAGCCTTAAGGGACATATACACCATCCCTCGCGTCTCTTTAAGAACACGACCGGCCATCACTCTAAAAGGCATGGCTTTTTTGTTATTCCAGTTGATATTGAAATCCATTCCTTCCTGAGTCATCCAGTTCTTTACCCTGACAATATACTCCTTGCCTACCCTTAAAGCAGTACCCGGAATATGATTGGGCGTGGCGGGTTTTGCAACTTCTTCGTCTACACGGTTTGCTCTATATATAACCTCCACCATTTGCCCATCAGGAGCTTCAAGTGCTTTTGCAACATCTTCAGACTCTCTTTCTATGCTCTTCAATAACGCTTCCATAGTATTCACCTCTTTTCAAAATAAGCGCACAGCCGGTTGCCTGGCTATGCGCTTATTATACTACATATTGCGATTCTTGTAAAGAAGTTTTTTAAGAAAACGCCGCAAGCACTCGGTCGTTGAGCTCGTCTTTCCAGTCCTCATCTTCTTCTAAGAACTGGTGCAGTTTGGCCTTTCCTTGGAACTTGAGAGCCTCTCCTTCGTTGAGTGCCACCTTGCCGTCTTCATCCATTATGCTGAACCAAGCACCTGCGGCGTTGATGATGCCAGCACGAATAGAAAGGTCGATGATATCCGAGATATGGTCAATACCTGTGAGATACTTCAGAGTGTAGAACCCGGTTTTTCTGTCAGACTTGAACACCTTGGACTTGACCACCGCGACCTTCACAAGATTGCCCGCAGGATTTTCAGAATTACGAGGGATAGAGTTTCCCTTATCGTCGATATAGTCGCTCTTCTGAAAAGACATACGAACAGAGCAGTTGTGTCTCCACGCTCTACCACCGGTCGTAGTGGTGCCGCCGTATGTACTATTCATGTCCTCTCGTACCTGATTGATTCCAATAAGTGTGCAACCTGTACGAGCACAAATGGGAATCATCTCCTTGCTGAACAGCGTGAGAGCCATTGAGATGCCGCCGTATGTGCGGTCTTCAATGGTTTTGGCGTATGCTTGGGCGCTTACCATTGCCGCAAGAGAGTCCAGCACACACAGGCTGATATCGCCCGTTTCTACGATGGACTTAACAGCTTCAAAAACCTCTTCTGCTGTCTGCTCATCAGGGCTGAAAAGAATGAGGCTGTCAATGTCCACGCCCAATTTCTGCGCCCACTCTGCATCAAGCGTTCTTTCGATATCGACGTATAAAACCTGCTTATCTGGAAACATCTTCTGAGCGCCTGCCACAAGGTCAAGAGCGGTTGTGGTCTTTCCGCCGCCCTCTTCACCTGCGAACTCAATGATTCTTCCTACGGGCATACCCCCATAGGTCATGTAGTTCATCCTGGGCGAGCTGAACGGAATTCTTCTGACTGCGTCAAAGCTCATGCCCTGCTTACACACATCGGCCTTGAACTTCTTATTTACATCACGAAGTACATCTTCAAGTCTCTGACTCGACATACTCCACCTCCTGAAAGAATGGGCGGCACTTTTGATAGCACTCTTCGCACATGACCACCGGGTCGCCCTTATCGTCGATAGCTATGTGCTCAGCGGAGCATTTACATCCGCATATAACGCATTTCTGACCCATCATACACCTGACTGTTTCGTAAGGTCAATTTCTGCAATTCGCATACTGAGGACCTTTTTCACAGAGTTCAGCATCTCCCAGGCAGCCTCTTCTTTAGACTTGATGGAAGAACCAGCTCTCTGAAGAACGATTACAGAAATAGCCTCTGCTTGAGCGGCAAGGTCCGCGGCCGTATCCTTATCCGCAACCGTTCCTTGTGCTTTCTCACGCACACGATTGAAGACCTCTTTGTACACAGCCTTTGCGACGTCTTCCTTGATTCTAAGCTCTTCACGCCGCGATGCCGTCAGATACAAAAGAGACGGAAGATTCAATGTGAAATCCTCCAGTTCATCATCTGAAACGGGCGTACCCTCGTCGTTGGTTAAAATCTTATCGATTTGGCTCATATAGGAATCCAAATCTCCGCAGGCCTCATTTACGAACGCCTTGACCATAGAGCGAACCACATCCGAAAGATTTTCGATTCTATCGTTATTCTTCCGAACAGCATCCAGGTCAACAGAAGAGGCGAGTGCAAGGTTCATATCAGCCATTAGAATCTCCTCCTCGCGTATTCCGCCATGAGCATAGCCTCCGCCATTCCGTCGCTGGGTTTACGACTTCTTGCCGTGGGAAGCAACGACACATGAGGAAATAATTTACGACACACCTCAATGGATGTGTTTTTGTCAGACGTGACACAGAATTCTTTCTTCCAGGTCTGCGGAGGTACAAGTTGATAAGGGATATCGAAGGCCTGCAATAGACCTTCGATATATCCCAAATTGTGTCCAAAGTTAAACATAGACACAACTCCCTGACCGGGCATAGCACCCACCTTCTCTAAACAACACACGGACGACGGGCCCGATGCCGCCCTGAGAATGGCGGTGTATGCGCTTTCATGAAAGGGTACCACAGTACACTGACCGTCCTCAGTGAGTAACGCGAGAGCGCCGCTCTTACCTGGGTCAATACCAATGTACGTTTTCATCACTTGCTCGCTCTCCGCTGAATGGTTTCAATGGCCTTACGAGCCATAGCGGCCGCCTGAATGGACTCAGCGGCGGCCTCTTCGGCGCGGTGCTTGATGACATTCAGGATATCCAGCTTCACCTTGTCCTCTTTGTTGTTCTTGACCATCTCAAAGAAAACATTCGTGAGAGCGTCGACGTCCTCCATAGCATCGGCCGCCTCGTCCGCTTCCTCACGAAGCACAGCGTAACTTTCGTGGTCCGAATTGTTCACGGCGCCGAATTTAACAGACGCACGACCGTACTCTTCGCACTCAGCACACACAACACTCTTAATCAGTTCTTCCATAATTTACCTCCCGGCCTTCTTACAGGCTGTTTTATATTGGCACCACCTACAAGGTTTTGTGTCGACGTGCATAGGGGGCGGAACCTGGCGCTCTACATAACTGTCGCACTCCAGAATCTTATCCACCCGAGCTTGTTTCATCTCCTGGGTGACATGATACACCTCAGGGCACTCAAGACTACAATTATCTCTGTTCTCGTACAGAACAAGCGCATCTTCCAGGTCCAGGCACATACAGTAGGTACAAACCTGGTCCTCATGAGCAGAATCGACATGATTCTTAGTGACAGCGGACGGGTCTTTATCGTCATGACCGTACTTGAACGAAATCTGATTCTTAAACTCGAACAGATAATCAGTACCCGTAGAAATTCTACGAACAATACCGTCGCACATGAACGAGATGTTCAGAACCTTGTGACGAAGAGAAGTTTCTACGCCTCTCTTACCCCTCACTTCAATGTCCAGGCATTTACCTTCCGCCCACTTTTTACGAAGATACTCCTCTACATCCAGATACTGCCAGTCATAGCCCAAAAGGGGCATCTGAATGAGCGCCTCCTGAATGGCTACGTGACGACGAGTACCCGTGTCTGCCATACCCACAGAGCAGTAATCCGTCTTAGAATCATCAGGTGTTGCTCCGGTCACCTGAAAATACATCTGACGCAGACATACCATCGAAGAAGGTTTGTAGCTGTGGCTGGGTTTTCTTCTGCCCTTCTGGTCAGTGACTTCGATGGCGGACATGACGTCCGCCAAGAAGGCCTTGTTGATAGGTTGCTTCTTGGCGGCCGCCTGTACCAGTAAACCCAGCTTTCGCCGAGAATTAGCCATTCGCAGTTTCCTCGTCCACCATGAGCGCCATTACCTGCGTGACCTTACCCGCGGTGAACTTGAAGCAGTCCTCGTCACCGTAGTAGAGCTCCACAGACTCCTCCGGACAAGAGTCCACAAGGCTCTTGAGCATATTGATGTTGGCACAGCAATGGAACGGGGCGAAGGACTCACTCTGCTGATACGGAATCAGTTCATTGGAGCTGTTCTTCTTGCTCGCAACCTGAATGCCATCCTTGGTGAAGGTGAAGTATGCGCCGCCCTTATCATAGGGCTCGATGAAGATTGCAAGACGGCTGATGACGTCCTGAATGGCAATCTTGGACAGCTTGCAATGGCTGGGGAACGCAACCTCCAGATACTGAGAAACAGCGTCGGCGGGGTACTCTTCCTTACCGTCGTACTCGACACCGTACAGAACCATGTCCTCAGATTCGAAGAGGAAGGCGCCGTCCTTGTACCACCAGTTGATTTTTTCCTGCTTGAACAGCGACAGCATATCCATCATCTCTGCAGACAGCAGGTACTCGCCGCCCAGAACATCCATGTCGTTGAAGCAGATACAATCCGCATCAGACGTGATGACACGTTTACCCAGGAAATACCCACAGAGGGCTGGAGTATCGACCGTCTTGGCCAGACAGGGCTTGTTGATGTCCAGAATGTTCTTCACAGAGGTCAGATTGATAATCTGGCCCTCCCCCTCTTTCGTGAAGCTGTACTCAGGGAACTGAACGACACCGTCTTCGTCCACACACAGGTCGATTTCGTAGCGGCCGTTTGCATGAACAATCAGCTTATCCGTCATTTCCAGCGTGACAGAATCACTGCTGATGCGGCTGATGAGGGCCGAGAACTTGGAAACCGGAACCACCGCGTACATATCCTCACCCTGAATCTTGTCCTCACGGACTTTCAGCGTGTTCGCGGTATCGGTGGTGGTTAGAGTCAGAACATTGTTCTTCATCTCGATGCACATCATGCTCGTAATGGGCAGGAGCTTATTCTCCGAAGCGCCTTTCACAGAGCGTGCCACCATGTCCTGAAACTTGACGGCAGGGATTGTAATTTTCTTACTCATTGTTTTGTCCTCCTTAAATTATTTACCAGATAAAGTTAGAGTTTGCCATCTCACCATTATCTACCAGGAAATCCTGAGCAGTGGCACTCTTATTCACAGCCGTGATAAAGTAAATCCACTGAGCAATCTCTTCAGCAGATGCCCAACGATGAAGAATAGCCTCATTCAGGACTGCGTCCAGCTTAGTCTTGTCCTGAACGATGTGCTCATTGATTGGCGTGTACACGCCGCCGGGGGAAATACTGTTGCACACCGCGCCATATTTGGCCACTCTCAGTGCGAGATTCTTGGTGTACGCAACGACTCCACCCTTGCTGGCCGTGTACCAGGGAAACTCTGCGCCGCTGTGTGCGCTTGCAGACGCCACAGTACACACAGCCTGAATACAGGGCTGGTCTGCATAGGCTTCGCAGAAATTGATGAGTCCGACGAGATTCACATCAATGCTGTCGTCATCCTCCTGAGTTCCTGCATTCGCGATTACGATTTCCGGAAATTCAATGTCAGGAAGAGCGTCTCTGACATCCGCGATGTAGTGATGATAATTCGGAGCATTGATAAGAAACTCGCTGTCCGCAGGATTCTTATCAATTCCAAACACATCGTACATCAAGTCACCGTGTTTATCCATTGTATAGACAAACAGTTCCGCGACAGCCTTTCCAATGCCGCTTGACGTACCTGAGATAATTACTCGTGTCATCATACACCTCATTACACCCTCTCCAGGTAGGCCTTACCTACACCTTCCTTTTCCCACTTCTTGCAGACTTTATAACCGATGGGGCTGAATACGACCTCACACAGCAACTCCGCGACACAGCCCGTGAGTGAGCAGAACACAACCTGCGTCATGGTCCACCCGAACAATACATGACTGACAATGATAGCAAATACGAAGTTATCCACAAATTGAGCTACCAGAGTAGACACATACGAACGAACAGCGTATTCCGTAAAGGTACTATTTGCATACAGTCTACCGATACCGTAGTTGATAAACGCATTTACGATAGAAGAGATAATGAATGCAATTGTACTGCCCATGAGAACATACCATGTACCACCGATTGTATTATTCAGTGCCTGATTTACAGCAACTTCATTGAATGTGTAGAACTCGGACCAGTTACCTGGGATAAGGGACACCAGCTTCATAACCGCACACACAACCAGGTTCATCACAACTGCGAACAACGACAACTGAATAGATGCCTTGGGCCCGAATCTCTTGGTAATCATGTCCATGCACAAAAAGCTGAGCCACGATACCGTGAATCCGCAGTCCAACGCCAGCCACGACAGACCCGTCGCGATTTCCTTATTCGCGAGAAGGTTCATCAAGATGACCGACACGGTGAAGAAAGCCACTACCGCGGCCGGGACGGACTGCATGAGTCTCTTCCAGTCCCTGAGTTCCTTTTTGAAATCCATTGTTGATTTCTCCTTTTTATTTTTATTTTGAGAGAGGGTTTCAAAGGAATACAAAACTCTCTTGCTCAATCAGATGAGTGAACGCTGGCGTACCAGCACGGGCTTATACCGATAGTTCTTAGCCCAGTCCAACAGAAAGTCGATGTTGAATCTGATTCTTTCTGTATACTCTGTCCCGAGCTTAGACATATCGTAGCCCTTAGATTCCACATAGGCCTGAATTTCACGCTGTGCGGCCTTGGGCATCATCGCGATATGCTGAGGACTATGACTGCTCTTCTCACTGACAAGAACAGAACCATACTTGGTCATAATAGACCCGTTTGCCCCGTTCATCAACCAGCTTGTAGAGTCCGCACTTGTGAACGGATACATCTCCAGCACATTTAGACTCGTCATACCGAAAGCATGAGTGCAAATATCCGGATTAGAGCTATGCTTAATGATGTCAAAGCATTTATCGATGAACTTAATCTTGTCCTTTACGGGCTTGTCATTGGCAGGGGAGATACCCATATACCAAATCTTGTCCCCTTCCGGACTCCTGTAATCCAGAATATTATGCAACCACTTGAAGTCTTCTCCCTGGTGAAAAATTGGAAGCAGTTTTTTCGGGCTTTTCAAACGCTCTCTCATATAGAGATAGTTGTTCCAGCTCATCTCAGGGGCCTCTGCTAACTCTTCACGAGTTTTGGGGTGCCTAAACTTTCCCGGGATTTTATCCACCTGAGCGAAGACATGAACATCATCATCGATACCATTGATGTACTCGATATATGCGTCCACATCAACCTCGGCGTCACGAGTGTGCGCTGAAAAGGCTCCAGAGTCAATGAGCAGATATCCTCTGCACAGCCCTTCGTTTCTTCCTGCAATCCAGCCATCAATGACGTTGCGGTCAAGAAGCTGGCTCGCCAGACGATTTGCTCCTTTTCTCTTAAGGTCTTCTTCAAAAACCTTGTTCAAGCTACCTGCGAAATAGAGCTGAAATCCAGGTAGCGGTGCAACGCGAGGTGGCGTCGTAGGTTTTACAGGTTTTGTTGCGATAAGCGACATAGTTTCACCTCAAAATAATTTCTTCGTATTGTCCAGAATGACGGGTTTAGGTTTTCTTGAAGCCATGTACTCCTCGATTTCAGGAATCCATGTACGAATACCCAAATCTCGAGCGGCGGCATCTAATCTTCTAAGCCACATCATTCTAGATTTGATGCTATCCTCATCGATTTCGATACCGAACTCCACAGGACACCGTAATTTCCAGTTACGACCGAACTGCGACAGACCAATAGAGGTTGTTCTTGTACTCTGGGAATAATAGAATCTACAATGCGGCATTCCGCAGGTAATAGACCTGACAGGATGAATCTGGCACCTGTAAGTCCCACCTTTCTCGAACAACCATCTGCACCGGGGCTGAATATCTCTGTCGGGCCATCCTACGAAAAGAGCGTTTTCGAGTTTGGGCTTGGGAACACAGTAGAACACGACGGGTTTTCCGTTGATGAGGTGATGCTCCTCCCGTATGAGAGTTTCAAGCTCACCGACAACTTCGAAACTCAATCCCCAAACCAAGAAATCTTCCGGGTTGGCTTTCAAGATTCTATTCATGCCTTCCTGCGTCCAAGCATTGGTTTCCCAAGGGCAACACTTTCCGCACATCTTACAGTCATCCTTAACGAAGAACGACTCATTCAACCTGATACTCGTAGGAGGGAGAACACCGAAAGGTTTGCCATCCAGGACGATGGGTTCACGAGCAACCTTGTTGATGTATTCCAGTAGCTTATAGGTACTATCTACAGACATATCACACCTCCAAAGGCTCGCCGTACCAGACTCTTGTGACTTCAGCGTCGCATTTCATCGGAACTCTAATTTTTTCTGCCGCGGCTCCTACCATCAAAGAAGACAGTAGTTCAGCGCATTCCTTGGCATTTGCCTCAGGGCACTCGCAAATGACTTCGTCATGTACCTGAATGAGCAAATGGCAATCCAGTTCCTTGAGTCTCGGATTATCGTTGATTGCAATCATGGCCAACTTCGTCATATCCGCACTTGAGCCCTGAATGATACTGTTGACACATTGTCTTTCAGCATCGGCAATCTTACCACCGTTGTCTGTGATTTTGATGCCTTCTTCACGAGCCCGCATGATGATATCACGCTTTTCCTTACCGCCCCAGGTTTTCTCCAACTGCTTGATATACTTCCTCTTGACAGCCGGGTCAACCTCTGCTTCGCCCTGGTCCTCTTCCCACGACAGCGGGTCAAATGTGGAAGGACCGCCTGCCATAAGTTCGAACTCATAAGGCTCAAGCTGTACATCTGGTAGACGACGCTTTCTACCCCACGCGGTTTCTACATATCCGTATTCACGAGCGTGAGCAAGAACATCGTTCATCCACTTCTTGACCTTCGGAAATTCGGTGTAGAAAGTATCTACGATTTTTTGCGCTTCCTTGGTGGAACAATTCAACTGCTCCGCGATAGCTTTTGCGCCTCGTCCGTACATGATACCCAAAATGATGGACTTTACAGAGCTTCGTCTCTTCGCTCCTTCCGGGTTCTTTGTACCATCCGGCCTGAATTCCTTGCACTCCTCATACGGAACCTTGTAGATTTTCTCTGCAATCCAAGCATAAATATCCTTTCCGTCAATATACGCCTGAATGAGGTGCTCGTCATGACTCATATGTGCAAGAGTTCGGGGTTCCTGCTGAGAAAAGTCGCTGGATATAAGTACGAATCCATCCCGGCCTCGGAACATCTTTCGAATTTCCTTATTATGAGACGGGATATTCTGCATATTGGGGTCGCTGGAACTGAATCTTCCGGTTGCCGCACCGTACTGGTGGAAGCTACAATGAATTCTTCCCGTCTTAGGGTTAAGGATTGCAGGCATCTTGTCGACGTAGGTGGACAACAGCTTCTGAGTCTCTCGATAGTCCAAAATCGCCTTAGACAACGGCGTGTCCAGTCTGAGTAGAATGTCTTCACCTGTTCCTCGGGGCTTTTCCTTATCAGGAGATGTAAGACCTAGAATGTCATACAAGATGACCGCGAGCTGTTTAGGACTTCCGACATTCACAGGGTCCGTGAGACAGGTTCCAGGGTTACGCATTCTAAAGTCTGCAATTTCCTCTGAATACATGGCAAGGACTTCGTCGATGTTCTTCTGCCTATCAGCCATTTGTGCGTTATACTTGTCTGACAACTGTTTTGCGAACTCGAGGTCCAGACAAATTCCGCGGTCTTCCATGTCCGCCACGACTTTGATGATAGGCATCTCAATATGGCGGAACACATAGTAAGGACCAGGCAGCTTTTCCTCTGTGAGGTACTTTTTCTGGAACTCCATCAGTTCCCACGTCTTGACGGCGTCACCCGCAGCATACAGATACGCAGTAGTGATTGGGATGTGCGTGAAAGGAATACCTTCGAACAGCTTATCGTAGGTAAGAGACTCGTTGTCCTGAGAATTACAATACTTAAGGTGAAGGTCTTTCAACTTATGGGATTCATTCTCATTCAAACAGCTACCTGCAAGCTGAGTATCCCAGTATGCAGAGAGTTCTACTCCGAGTTGATTTCTACAAACTCGAATATCGAACTTTGCATTGTGGAACACCCATTTCACTCCTGCATCTTCCGCACGTCTGAGCTCCGCCGCCATGTCCGGCATAGACACCTGATTAGACGACAAAACACCGGTCACATAACTCACATGATTAAGAGGTATGTAACACGCCTTGCGGCCCGGAACATACAGGCACACCCCTGCGATGGTTGTAGTTATGGGCTCCAATGACGATGTTTCTGTATCGATTGCCCCATATCCGAACTTTATGATATCGTCCACATAAGCTCGGACGTCTTCCGCAGTCCTGAGAAGCTCATACTTGTCTTTGTACTTGCCTAACTTGGTGTTGACAACTGCAACGATAGTAGAGATTCTCTCGTACACGCTCTTTCCGCCCTTTACGGTAGGAGTAGCCACCACTGCCTTGGAGGCCCGTGAGACAGCGGTGGCATCTCCCGTACGAGTAGACCTTGGAGGGAGCTTCTTAAGAAGCCCCATTATTAGAAGGTCTCCTCAGGATTTACAGCGCGACGGGACCCACGACGGCCCTTAGGTGCGTCAGACGAAGAATGCTGGGCGCGGCCCGTTCTGGACGACGTTGCCCCAGATGTCGACGTGGTGGCGGGAGTCTGACGACGGGGCGTATAGCTGGCAGCATTGTCCGAGGAAGACCCGCGACGACGAACGGGAGCGCCGTCCCCCTCCGAAGGGAACTCACCAGTCTCCAAATATTCGTTCATCTCGTCCACAGTCTTCTGAAGAACGAGGCTGCCCTCCAGTTCGGGCTTATCCAGCTGGCTGACATCCTCAGCCTGAACATTGTCCACAGGGTAGATTTCGTACTTGGTGGACTGGTCACCCGCTCGACCGTGACGTTCAATTTCAAAGACGTGCTCACTCAGCGGGCTGTAACGATTGATAAGCCCTTGGAGCTTGGAAATGAACTGACGGCCGCGCTCCCAAATCTTGACCTTCTGGTCATCCAGCTGATACATGATAACGAAACGAGCGGCACGAGCGGGAATGCCGGCCTCGCACAGTGGGCACTTCTCGATAGGGTCACCCGGCATACGAAGGCAGTCCACCTGACGCTCCTTATCACCCAGCTTGATACGATGAGTGGAAAAAGTGGGAATATCTTCGATGCTGTCGAACATGAACTGAACACGAGCAACATCGCCGTCGTTCTTCAACTGGAACCACTCACTGGAACCACCGCTGTAATACTTATCTGCCTGTTCGTTGGTAATACGAGCCATTTTTAATACCTCCTGAATGTTTTATAGTTTTTGAAGTTAAAAAGGGAGAGGGTTGAAACCCTCGACGTGAGCGTACTCAAACTCACCGACTGCACAACGGCGGTCACGGTTGACCCACTTGGGGACATATACATCGTATCCGCCGCCCTGCTTATACAGAATCTGCACCATGGACTTCGGATAGAAAGTTGTGATGGGTTCGCCATACAGCGTCTGCCCGATACGAACCTTGATGGCCTTATCGGTCTCACCCAGAATATGCCGGTTATCGCAGACGCGAACAAGGTCGTTACGACCTGCATTCTGCGGAATGTTTCTCAAACCACTCATATTATCCTCCTCATATGTCTTTTGGTTTACGGTAGAAACGGTGGGTAATACACCCAACCTGCGCCAAAGCGCATCAGATGCCCAGCCCATCAGTCTTCTGCCTTCTCCACAATCTGCCGATAGTACAGACCGTCGGTGATGATACAGCGAATAAGCGCCTTGGTCGTGTCTGTGAGCTCCGTGAACGTGTACTGAACAGACAGAGGCCACCCAAACTTGTCCGGATAGACCTTCGTTGCTCGAGAAAGGTTATCCGCAGTCAGCGACTTCTTATGGCACAGCACATTGATTCGACGCTTGCACACCGTAATCTCGAACACGTTACGGCCGTTGTACTTCACGATTACGATACGGCCATCCTTGCTGACCTTATACTCCAGGTCCTGATTGGCGTACTCACCAACTTCAAATCTGAAGTAGTCAACAAGCTGGGCGCCAACGCCGGGGGCACCTGCAGGGAACTTCATACTCGTGTTGGCCTTCTTCTTAGGCGCAGGCTTATCCTCATCTTCGGACGGAGCATTCTCACACTCAGAAGTTTCGGGCTCATGTGCGTCTTCTGCGGGCGCTTCCTGAGGTTCCTCGTCTAAAAGACGATACCACCGCTTGAAAGTTGCGGGCGTCACGACCTTAACGGTCTTTTCATCGCCGTCATCGAACTCCAGCGTGATTTGCAGACCGTCCTCCTTGACGACACGGCCCATAAGGCCTCTCTTCTTGTCGTACACTTCTCGGCCCGCAATTCCATTTTTTGTGGCCATAATTGTTATCCTCCTTAAAAGTGTTTATGTCGAAGTGTGCCAGGCACCTTCAAAAGTATTGTACTACACGTGGCTCAATTTGTAAACAGTTATTTTAAGAAATTTTCAAAATACTTCTTGCAAATCAAGCACACCTGAGTCAAGGTCATTTATGTCCTTTCCCTCAGGTATGATATACTGCGTTATTAGCTTAGAAGTACCTACATTCTTACGAATCCGCTCCGCTCCCTTGTACCCCGCTTCATCAGGGTCGAGGCCCAATATCAACTTACGAACGGGTAATTTGCGAAGTATCTCATATTGTTCATGAGCACCGGTGCCCAAAAGAGCCACAGCAGGTATATCAAACTTCCAGCAAGTAAGGCAATTAAACACACTCTCACAAACAACTGCCCGTTCATATTTCTCAGGTTCTCTAAAAAATCGTTCTGCGGCGTAGACAGGTTTTTCAACGTCTCTTGGATAATTGAAGAACTTCGTCTTAACGGAGCGGCGAGCAATGAAAGCAGGAGAACCATCAGCCCTAAAACAAGGGAAAGTAATTGAATCGGTATCAGCATCAAAACCAATATCAAACGCTTCAATGAGTTCATCTGTCAACCCTCTTTCGTACATATATGGATGAATATACCTGTATTTTGCAAGTTCTGCCTCCGTAAACGCTGGAATAACTATGTGTCGCCGCGAGACCTTGCGAGACAGCGGCAAGTCAAGGGGCTTCCGGGTTTCTATACTCAAAGACACAAAGTTGCGAGATAGCCACTTCTCGCCGTATGCGCCGTCGTCGTCATAACCAAACACTTGGGATATCATCTGAGTTAGACTGCCCGCCCACCCGCAAGCAAAACAGTGACATGACCCATCTATCTTAGATATACCAAATGACGGTTTACGTTCTTGACCACCCTTGTGGAAAGGACAGGTGTACATCCAGTTATCACCGGATGCTCGACCTTTTCTAAATAACTCCATATTAGAATCTAATATTAGCTGACTGCGTAGTTCGTTGACAATATCAGACACATCAGCTAATATGGGATGGTCTTTGACATATACCATCTGCCTTCCTCCTTTCCCACGCCCTTTTAGCGGCTTCACTCTTCCTTTTTCGAGCTAACTCAGGGTTTGCGGGTGGATTATACACACCCTTATTCATCTCAGACAGCTTCCTACGAGTCTCTTCAGACTGAGGGTGGCCAGCTTTCTGGCGCATCTTTTCTTTTGATTCCTCTGTGTGTTTTCGACCTATACCTGCTCTACTTATGGCCAGCTTATGCGCTTCTGACAAGGTTTTGCCTGCCCAATATCCACCCGCCGCAGGCGGGGCATGATGCCCTCCTATCTTCATATTATAGCCGAACCGTATATCCAAAGTATTGAATTCCTTAATATATTTCTGCTCTAACTCGTCTGCCTCTTCTTTAGACAGATTATCCGCCAGTATGACTGAAATCATGTTATCCCAGCCGTATTTCCTAATAGCGTTCCAGAATATCACACATCCTTCATAATTCTTACCCTCTTGACCAGCTCGTTGAGCAAGTGATGTCTTGGTCTGTCCTATATACCGCTTACCCGACGGAGACATATAACAGTAAACCTTATATTCTCCCATTTAGAAGACCTCCGTAGCATCTTTATAATCGGTCCCTGCGTTCTTTTTAGCGGGCTTCTTCTCTTCCCAAGGCGGTGTATCTTCAGATTTCGCGCTCTCCGTGTCATCAACTTCATCGTTTTCGACGTAATTAAACACACCCTTGTCGATGTCCCAAAGATAGTTCAACTTGGTGCCGGTTACACCATTTCTGTTCTTCTGAACACACAGTTCCGCTCGTGCGTCTTTCTGACGCATACTCACGACCACAGACGCATTATAAGCGATACCGTCTGAGTCTCTGATACTCTCCAGACCCGGAGCCTTATCTTCTTTTGCTCCGTCACGATTAGACTGAACAACCACGAGAACAGGTATTCCGAGCTCAATGCTCATGTCCATGAGGTCTTCTGAAATATTTGTAAGCTGTGCGGTTACGCTATCGCCTCTTCTTGCTCGCTGGTCTGTGAGATAGCTTATACCATCGATTCCTAAGATATCCAGATTATTCGTCTTGACGAAAGACTTCAACTTCTGAACGGTGACTTTCCTTGCAAACTCTTTCGGGTGGGCTACGAAGAAAGGAGTCTTGTTTTTCTCAAGGTCTGAGATGTATTGCTCATATTCAGGCATTTCTTCGCCTCTCACCATCGACCTGTTAGACATATGGCCATACAGCGTATCAAAACGGTAACCTGTCTTACTACCTGACATCTCCGGCTCAATCAAGCCGACTCTGTAACCCAGGCGCCATGCGTGTTCAAGTGTCTTTATGAGAACCCACGATTTACCTTGACCAGTTCTGGCGAAAATAACAACAAGCTCTTCGCCCCTATGCCAACCACCTGTGATGTCGTCTAACTGGTCAAACCCGGTGGAAATAGAGTAAATCTCTGGATGCTCTTTCATCTCCTGCCACTCATCATATCTTTTACGAGCAGAAGAAATGATATCAACACCCTTGACAGCAGACTTGACTTGCAGATTATCAAGTTGGCTATTCAAATATTCAACGGCCGCGGTGGCATCTGTCTGCATGAGCTCCGCTATCTTCTGAACAACAGGAACGGCCTTAGAGTATAGATACTCTTCATTGAATGTATTTATGAGATACTCGTCCGTCTCCGATACAGACACGATAGAAAAATCAGGAAACCTATGAATGAATGTTTCCTTATCAGGCACATTACCGTATTTTTGATAATGCTCCATAATAAATTGGTACTCATCTGGGTACGTTATGAAATAATCCGGTGTTATACTATTCAGCTCAAGTATAGACACACTCTTGTCATTCAAAACTTTTGAAAGAACCTGTAACTCTACCACTGTTACACCCCTCTTCTATCTTCGCCCACGAATTCAATTATATCACTCGTGTTCCAAATTCTACTTGCGAGCCGTCCGCCCACAAAGTCTTTTAGACGTTCCTCGCCCAAGTTACCTGTGAAGATATTTGCTCTATTCGCGATTACGCGAGCATCTACGAAGTTAAAGAAAGTTGCGCTGGAGTAATCAGACATCTTAACGGACGACACGTCGTCCCATATGACAAGGTCACAGTATAAAAGACTCTGCCTTATTCTCTTGAAATCCTCGTCTTCGTTATTCATTCGAAGCCGCTCCCGGTCAAAGAATTCAGGAACAGAAATGAATATACCCCTTGTTCTAAAGCAGTTACCTCTCCACACTTGATTGAAATATGCGGACATGAGTTTCACAGCCCAGCTTGTCTTACCGTTACCAAAGGTTTCTGAAAACAAGTACAGATTGTTACCCTCGTTGACCCAGTTTCTTATGTCGTCCTTAATGTCACGAAGGTACACAAACGAATCTCGGTCACCGTTACCTGGGACGAGCCTCTCTGGGTACCATCTGTACCTGGGTATATTAGACAGCTGAAATAAGTTTAGCATTTCAGCGTATCGTACGCAAGTGGGCCCACAGGCATCTCCTTTTAACCCGCAGACAGCTTCGTACCAACATTTATCTACCATATTTGCCTCCTTAGAAAATGTCCTCTTCAGGTACTCCCTCTAAAGGATTTCTTCTCTTTTCTTCCATTGTCTTCGCTCTAAAAGCATCAGGTCGTGCTGTATCCCAAGACGGGGTAGAACCCTCCTTGCATTCTTTCGCTGAATACTGCAAGCTCTTCCATCCGTGACCCACGGTATCTTTGACGACGCCGACTCTATCGCGCTCTCGAACAGACGCGAGAATCTTCATCTGCTCCTCTATGGACTGCTCAGGCAGGAGGGAGCCGGAAGCTCCGAGCATTCTGAAATAGTTTCCGAGCTCTTTCAAAAGTTCTTGACTGAAATTGAACTTCGCTGAAACTCTTTCACACATCGTGATGAACGAATTCGTTTTCTGAATAGAACTCTTCTTTGGAGTTTTCTTAGTATCAAAGAGTTTCCCTGAATGAGACGGTGATTTTGTAGGGGTCGCGGGTGAAACCCTATCTTGTTTACGTTCTTTATCTTTATTTACTTTATTTAGGGGTAGGTTTTCTAGGGGTAGGTTTCCACCGCCTTGAAACCGGGTGCTTGAATCGAGGTCTTTTTGCACCTCATCTTCAGAACATTCATTATCGTCTTCTGCGTACTGCGGTTCTTCGTACACACAGTATTCATAGACGAAAATACCCTTTCCGGACTCACGAGGGTTCAGTTTACGAACGACAAGATATCTGTTGTCTTTCAGTTCTTTCAAAGCTGCGTTGATAGCAGTTTGGCCTTCTTTGCAGATTCTGCATAGCCCTTCCACGGAATAGTCCCAATCCTCAGGAAGAGAAAGCATTTTGCAAAGAAGGCCAATAGCTTTCAAAGACATATTTTTGTTCTTCAAAATATTGTTTGGTAAAATTGTGAAGTTATCACTCTTCTTGACTGTGAATTTAGACATGGCTGTTTTCTCCTTTTCTCTTGAAGCATCAAAAAAAAGCTCTTGTGTTGTCGCACCCGAATTACCAAACAGTGGTTGAATGATGCCACTCAGTCAACACCAATAACAGTCTGATAAATGGGAAGTCGCGGATGCGACAACACAAGAGCTTTTATATCATTGTGCAAATTGTTATTGGTGTTAATGTTGGTTGAGTGGCAAGTTTAAGTATAACACCCTCACGCACATAGCGCAAGGGTGTTATAGTGGTTTCTTGAATTTTTGCTGTATCAGCTGTGCAGAACGCTTTCCAGCTGATTGTCAACTTCAGCGTTCACAGCATCCCACAGGGCAGCCTTTTCTACCTCAAGGTCTGCGCCTTCCGGAATGACTCGTTCTTCACTGAAAGTGAACTTGTAGTACGTTCCGTTGATTTCGCGAGTCAGGCCGCTGTCAGCACGAATGACAGTTGTTACGCCCTGTACCGGTACAGCGCCAGGGTCAGGCGTAGCCTGCGAGAGAGCGTCGTTCTCGTTGGTCTCTGCGGATTCTTCAGCGGGTTCCGGCGGGCACGGTTCGTATGCTTCGCACACGTCGGGCGCGAGATACGTTTCCCCCTTCTCTTTCACGTGAATTCCATCACATTTGGAGCAGTATTCGTCTTCTGGGTCTCCTGCGAACTTGCACTTGATGATTTCGGGTTCCTTACTCATTTTTTATTCTCCTTATTTTTAGATTCCATTGGTTTATATCTATGCCGAGACGCCTAAGCATCCCGGTACATAGCCACGCATCATCCTCTTAATACATCTTCAGAGGGCACAGATGGAAGCCCTTTCAACCTGCGAAGCTCAATCAAGGTCATGACAGAGTAGGTGGCCAAGTCCTTAAGAGTGTCTTCGATGCTTTCGTCCTGCACTCTCTGAGAAGAATTCTTAGTAAGAGAGCAGAGCCTATTCAGCTTATCCGTGAGTCTGATACAGGGCATTGGCATACCCCATTCTTCAAAACTCTTTCCGAAACTGTCACCGTAGTCCCAATTCTTCGCGGCGTAAAGGTCTGCCATCTCTCTACAAATTGATACAAATTCCTTGACTTTCTTATCGTGGTCTTCCTTCGTGTACATTATCGAATCCTCCTCATGGCATTCTTCGCGTTTTCACAGGTACCGAGGGTGATTGTATGTGCATCCCACAGGAACGAATTCATGGCATCGTATGCGTAAGATGCAACCTCCCTCATTTGGGGGTGAGCGGCGGGAGACATACGAAGATTGAAGAAGTGGCACCACTCCATCAGCGGAGCGGTCATGATAAGTTCCGTTTTCAGGCTGTTGGGGAGTACGTCTCTGGCCTCCTGCGTAGTTCCACCGTCTTCGAGAATTGCATTGTACGCAGTCTCGGAGCTCTCACAAGCAACAAACCAGTTGAGATACCGTCTGGAGTTCTCCTTGAAGAAACAGGGTTTAATTACCGTGATTTCTCCTCCGAATTTTCCGCTACTGTAATTGCAGTACCGAGTGGACTCCTGACAGAAAGATGCCGAGCGGTGTCTTACAATTTCATGAGTGACACCCCGGTCACAGATAAACTTCACAGAAACATCTTCATGAACCAGTCGCTGATAAGGGGAAACAAGCTCATCTGCAGAAATTTGTCTGATACTCCATTTTCCTCCTTTGAGGTTAAACGGAAAATCACTCTTGAATTCAGGAAACAGAATAGGTTTAGCTTCTACGAAGTCGTTCATGTAAGGAGGAACGCCCGCGAAGAAGAAAAAGTCTCTCCATGCTCTTACGTTACCGGATACGACGTATCCGTCAGAATCTGTGAATCTGAGATACATCTTCACCGGGTAACGGTTTTCTACGAACATGACTTTATCTCTGATGTCTTCATACACATTGTATGAAACCTGAAAGATGAACGATGCGTGTTCCAGCACAGCTTCGTGGCCTCTCTTGATGATGTTCGCAACAAACTTTTCAGCGGAATCTTCCGTGATTTTATCCTCGGACTTGTAGCACACACGACCGCATTTTTCGATTTTTTTGAGAGGGTCGTTCTCCACCAGGACATACGCTTGAGCATTGATGATTTTCATTACTTTTTCACCTTTCCTAATCTCAGAGTAACAGTAGGGGCCTTGGGTGTGACAGCGGGTGCGAGAATCTCGGCATCCACATCATGAGCGTACACGAGTTTTTCCATCTCGTCATCGTCGATGTACTCACGAGTCTTGACCACCTTTGCAAACTGCTCAGGTGTCAACGCCTTACGAAGAATCTCGATTGCCTGCAACTCGTTGACTTCCGAGTTCTCGGTGACCGTGATGTACGCACGAATATCACCTGTGATGAACTCTGTCTCATTCCGGTTCTGCAGACCTTCCTTAATCTGCGTACCGTAATCCGACACGGCCTTCTTGACCGCTTTCTCAGATTCCTTGGCGTCCTTATACGCCAGAACAGCAGATTCCAGTTCTGCGTCCGTCATCTTTCCGATGTCCAGCTTTCTTCTTGTTGCCATTGTGTTGTCCTCCTCAATTAAATTGGTGTTTGATGTCGGCTTTTGACAGCCCCTTATTTGTAAGAGCTCTTACTCCACGTTTGCCCCAAAGTCTTGCGGCATTGTATTCAGACATAGCTCCCTTATAAGGCCCTCTGATGTTGTCCCTGAAAGTTACCAGGTAGTGGAGGTCTTCCTCCTTGATGTACTTGGTTCTCTTTCTATCCAGATAATACAGGGGCGGTAGATACAGGCCTTCAGGTTTCTTGAGGTCTGAGTTCCACCAGTTGTACCATCTATACAGCGTATCTGTAGATATGTCAAGATACTGTGCCACCTTATTCGGGGGCCAATATCCTGCATTCAGCGTTTTCATTTATTCACCTCCTTAGCCGAAGCAGAAGTACATACCGTCTTGCTCTGCGTATATATCGCCTTGTACGAATTCTGCTTGAAAAATAACTCCCTCTGGGCAAACAGGCTCATCTGATTCTAGAACTTCTTGAGCGATTTTATACGCTCTTTCTACCGCGTGTGCTTCTGCTTGTGAAATTGCCCTATCGGGCCACACAATACCTGTCCAGTATAATCTTCCATACTGTCGCTCCGCTGTCGCGACTTCGTAGAAACTATCTGGAAATCTTGAATCGTTCACACGGTTCAAAAATACCTGCGCTACAAGACGTCTTGTGTCGTCTGAAACTCTGTCTCCGCCCGCTTCTTGATAGACAATAAGTGCGAGTATCTCCAGTTCTTCGTCTGTGTAGGTTTTATCAGGTAGTGGGTCGCTGTGTACAAAAGACTTTTCCACAGTTTCCACAATGTTTTCCACGGGCTCACGTACATCATGAGAGGGCTGTACACATACAGTCGTTTCTACAGGTGCGCCCCGTGGTTCAGATACCTGAGTACGCAACATGATGACACCGGACAGAACAAAAATCAGCGATAATAGAAGCATTCCTGATATAAATTTCTTCATCTCACCCTCCAAAAGTTAATAGATACGAAAGAACATTGTCCACATTCTTTCCGTCAACCTTGCCGTCTACAAGCAAGTCCGCCATTTTTCCTTTCTTCTGAACAAGATTGTAGACGCCCTCGTCTACTGTGTCTCGAGTCAAGATTGTGACGATACGAACTGTTCCTCTCGTACCGATTCGATGTGCTCTGTCTTCAGCCTGGTCTTTGATTCCTCTGTTCCACGGCTCATCTACAAAGATTACAAGCTGTGCGGCTGTAAGTGTGAAACCGGTGCCCAGAGCGCCTATTGTGCCAATCATCACCTTGCAGTTAGGGTCGTTCTGGAATCTATCTTTCTCTTCCATTCTTTGAACAGAGCCCACCTCACCCGTAATATATGCCGGGTTGTACTTCTTGAGTTTATGCCGAATCACATTCGTCATTTCACTCCAGTTACTGAATATGATTGCCTTTCCGCCTACGGATACTTCTTCTTCCACAAGTTCTTCCATGCGGTCCATCTTCGCAGATTTTGTAACCGTACTGGATAGAATGCCGGGGTATCCTGTGACCTGACGCAGGCGCAACATTTCAGACAGCGGGTCAGGGTGGACCTTAACCTTGTCGATGTTATCACGAACCTGGTATCTCACATCTTTATACAGAGATTTCTGTTCAGGGTAGGCATCTACCCACTCAATGGTGTGAACCTTAGGCGGCAGGTCAAGAACATCTCCCTTAACCCTTCTAAGCATCACCTTAGACACCATCGAACGGAGCTCGTCTAGATTCTTATATCCGACGATTTCTTTTCCGCCAAATCCGCCCATCTTGCAATAATGCTGTTTATAGGCGTAGAAACTATGAGTTTCAAATCCAGACCACCTAAGAGGTAGATACAAATCCAGCGGGTTATTTAATACGAAAGTACCGGACATTGGAATCTTAGGACCCTTGCAATCAATAGACAGAAGAGCCTTACCTTGCTGGCTATCAGGGTTCTTTGCCTTGTGAGCTTCATCAAAAGCAATCATTCCGATGATTCCTCTATCACATAATTCTTGAATTTTCTCTGCAATAGGAAATCTGATGACTGTGCGTTTTCCTTGCTTTTCTTTGAAGCTACCGCCCCTGAGTGTCTCGATATTGGTAATCCAGAAGAATTGATGCGGGACATTGTTAAGGTCTTCCATCTTGTCTTTTGTGCTACCCTCAATCATCTTAATGGGCGGCCGTTTTGTGAATCGAGTACCTAAAATCCATGAATCTTCTCTGCTGTGAATTTTGACCTCATCTGCCCAGTTGTACTTGTTACCGTTGATTCCGCAGATGATAAGACAATGTTTTAGACCGTCTGTCTGCTTTCTGCACATGGCGAGGTCGATTATTTCTTTTGTCTTACCTAAGCCCTGGTCATCGCCGAGCAGAAAACTTTCATGCTCGAGACCGTAGATTACACCCTCCATCTGGTGTTTGTAGGGCTTGGTGGTAAATACGAACCCCGAAGGCAGTTGTGCGTGAGACTCGGGCGTCTCGTGGCGCATCTCACCGCGTAACAGTACATCATAATCGTGTAGCCTGCTCATAAGCATTGGCACAGCGGATTCTGGTATTTCCCATGTCTTCTTGTCCGGAATGTAGACTCTTGTACCCATACTTTTGATAATAGACACGAGATTAGAGTCGTATTCAAATGATACAAATGCAGAAAGTTTTGAAAGTGATGTAGGTTTCAATCTTTCCGGCTGGGCGATTTCAATATATACCATATCGCTCCTCCTTTCATCATAGTGTATTGTACTACATATTATTCTAAAATGCAAGCATTTCTTAAAAAAAAAGTGTGCGGCTCGCTGAATGAACCGCACACATATTTATATAGGTTCTAAATGGCTGGGCTGTCTCTACTTTCCTCGTCTGAACTAACAAAGTTACTCGCCTTTGCAGACTCGAAAGTTATTCCACCTCGCTTGTGGTCAGACTTTGCGAGAGAAAGGTAACCATTTGCTCCTGCAATGATTACGGCTTCCCCCACTCCCGTTGCGGCTGTGAGCCAGGCAGCGGCGGCGGTGTAGCCGCTCTTGATACACATATACATCAAGAACAAACATTCTTGAACGATGATGAACCCAAATACCATTGCGATAAGGCACACCATCTTACTCCATTGAATTTTCCGCTTTTTGCGCTTTGCGGCGGTGCGCCTTCCTCTTGCCATTACTTCAGTCCGAACTTTTCAGCAAATCTGCTGAGGACGGTTGCAAACTGTTCACGAGTCAGGAAGTCCTGCCACATATAGTTCGGTTCACCATTGGGAAGAGTAGACCCACCCACGAAAATGCCGTTCTCTACGACGAACTTTCTTCCCTTCTCGCTGTACTGGCCGCAGTCGTTGTCCTGAAGCTCGGCGCGGTAGGCGGCCATAGCCACCTTGAACATTTCGTTGAACTTATCCTGAGTCATTTCTTCTTCAATCTCCTCTCCTGCAAGACTCCAATCAGGTCTACCATAACCAGCAATCTGACTGTAACTCAGCTTGTAACTCTTGTTTCGTACGGCTCCACCGTTCGGGACGACGCCCGGTGCGCTTGAGGTGTTGCCCTCAATCGTGTAGACTCTACCGCCTTCAACCTTTTCCACAAGACCCGTATGATAGGAGCTTGCACCCTTATCATTCGTGAAGAAAATCTGGTCACCCGGTTGCGGGTCCTTGAAAAAGCGGCCGGCCTTTCTGTAGTATCTCATGCTGTAGGTACAACCCGCACCCTCGCCCTTCTTGGGCTGAAAAGTCATGGCCATACCCAGCTCAAGGCCGAATGTGTAGATGAAACAGTAGTCTACGAAGCAGTCGCACCATGCGTAGCCGTTCTTCTTACCGTTGTAGACGACTCCGAGGTCGTCCAGAAAGGCCGCGAACTTATTCCAGTTATTATAGCCGGCGTTCGCGGTTTTGTCGTTGAGCTGAGAATTAGTAGCTTTTTCAAGGTACCCAATTTCAGCTCTTGCGGTTTCAATTACTCGGGTCTGCGGTGTCATGTTCGTCTTCCTCCTTGATTTTAACACGCTCATCAATATCAGGTGACTTTTCAAGTTCGACGGGCTCGGAGGGCGGATTAGGGTCATTAGAACCGGGAGTTGTGGCTGTAAGCATATCTTTCAGTTTCTTAATAACGTCGACCGCGTAGGCTGTAAACGCGGCGAGCATCACAAGGGACACGGCTGTCATCAAATTGACTGTCTGCCCATCAATGTCCACAACCATAAGGTTCGGGTTGAGGTAACCCGCGAAATAGACAGCGATGAGTGCGACAGCTACAACACCGCCTTTGATGCACCCATTACGGAATTTTACCTTATCCCAGTTACCCTCAATAATTGCACCCGTAGACCCGAGAGCAATATTGGCGAGGATGACAAGAATAAGACCCGCCGCAAGTCGAATGGTGGTCATATCCAAAATATCCATTGTTTTTCCTCCTCATACTTTCGATATAAGTTTACACAGTTTTCTAAGGTCTTCTTCTTCAGCGTCGTAAAACTTATTAGACCACAGCCAGAAGTCTTCAAAGTCTTTACGTCTGAATTCATTTGCCCAGGGGTCTTTCCATAAAATCTGCCAACGCTCTTTAACTTTGGGGTTATCGGGCGTAGGAAGACTGAGCAACTTCAGAATGTCGTTGAGCAGGTATGCTCGTTGATATACATCAGGAGAATTTGCCTGCACGAGATAATCCTTCTGCATCTGACAATCGTCGTTGCACAGAATATTCCCTTTCCAATAGATAATTCCATTGATGCACTCGAGCATCGTACCGTAGGGAATATTTACTTTTTCCCCCGTTCGACTCAAAGCTCTGAGTCGTTTTCTGGTCATGTATTGTCCGTCCATATATGTGCCTCCGTATTATCCAGTTACTTCTGTCCAGCCGTACACGCCCGGTTCCCACACATTCGCGGCAACATCGGACGTCCAATGTTTGTCCTTATGGCTTACCTTTGCACCTTTCTCGTAGGCGTCATGCGCTCCTACAGGCTGAGACCACGCAGGCCACTCTTCAGCGGGGTCACTCGTTTTACTCCACAGACTGGCAGCCGTGTCAGGTGTCCAGTCAGCTTGAGAAGTATGAGCTTGGACGCACTTATAGAGAACGTCCTTGTACCTACGAATCTGACCCACCGTGTAGGCAACGGGGAAAGCCCATTCAGCGAACAGGTCAGAGTGTTCAGCCGCCGTAACAGGGTCAATAGACCCGGCTTCAGCCATAGTGACGAAGGTGATGCCGTTGACAATCTGCGCCTTCTGAACTTCAGTGGCAGTGCATACTTCGCAGAACTGGACTTCTCGTGCGTTTTCGATACCTCCGTTGGTACCAAGAGTAAAGGTCTCACCGTTGAAGGCAATTCCCTGTGCTTCGTCCTCTGCACACAGTACGAAGCAACCGTTATCGGCCTTTTTGATAAACGTGAGCTTATCAGCTACGCCGATTTCGGTTCCGTTTTCGAAGATTTTGAACATACTGTACCTCCTATGATGTTATAGTATAGACGATTTAATTTTAATACACGGTTATGGTCGTCATAACTCATGTAGTATCCTCTTATTGAAGCATTATACCACTCATCTATCTTATCCTTCGTCATCTCACCCTCTTTCAACTGTCGTGCGAAAAAGTGCATTTTATGACGAGTTCGTTTAAGACTGTCTCTGTTTCCTCTGCAAACAACCTTTCCGGTATCTGTCAGAAAGAATGTGGCCTTGCAGTATTTGAATTTACTTGTGAGTGGTATTATTTTACACTTATTTCGGTTTATTTGCAACCCATTATTTTGAAATCTATCGTGTACGTCGTCTATGAATGCCTGTGCTTGTTCTTTTGTCTCGAATATGGCGTAGTAGTCGTCCATGTAATGAGCGAATTCTTTCACACCGAGTTGGCATTTCACATAGTTGTCTACGATAGATGGTAATGCGACCATTTCAGCTTGCGACGGCTCTACGCCGAGCGGCATTCCTACAGAGGTACCCGACGTTCTTGCAAAGTCCATGACTACCTGGTCGCATAAATTTCTTATTCTGCCGTCTTGTATCATATCTTGGTGGCGATTGTATATCGCCCAATGCGGAGCAGACGGAAAGAATTTTCTAAGGTCTATCAAAACGATAAACCCATCTCTTCCATGCTTTCTATACCACCTGTGAAGATGAGTTTTTAATCGCATGAAGGAGAAAGAAAGTCCTTTGCCTTGCTGGCTCGCACCGTTATCATAAATAATTTGAGGTCTATACAATGAGTACAAGATATTCTCTGTTATCACCTTATGCACCTGTCTGTCTTGAACAGTCGGTGCGTCTATGGGTCGTATCTTTCCACGCTCTGCAAGCATGAAATGTGAACCCTTGTGACCTTTCCATGTACCATCGATTACCTCGTGGCGCCTTAAGGCTGTGCCTGAAATCAGGTGAAGTTCAAAGTTGTTTACACTCCTTTTCCACCTGACTCCTCTACAACACTTCTCGCCTGCTTTGAACAACGTACTGTAAGAGAATATCTCTTCCAGCGAGCCCAGTTGTTCGTTTCTGTTTAGTTTATTTTTCTCTCGTTTCTCCTTTCTTCGTTGATATCTATATTCATGTCGCTCCGAACTATTCATGGGTAGTTTTCGTCCTCCGTACAGTATATTATAGAAGCAGATTATAACTGCGTAATGACAAATCATGAAATGAGTTACTGCTATACCTCACCATGCAAGAAGCGTCCGACTTGCCATATCAGAGGTGCTATTTTTGGATTAACTCCATGGAAGTGCCTCTCCTTCTGTGTAAAGGTTTATTTCACATAAAGCTACTTTCTTCAACCAATCCTTATGGATTCACAGAATCCGGGCGCCAACCCATTCGAATTATTCGCATTGTTATTGTTGGCGTTGCCATCGGTATTCACAATACAGAAATTATTGCTGTTGTTGTAATTAGCCGAACGACAATGAGGTTACAGAGACACACCAGCTATTGAATTATCCGGTTCGAGATGCGTCGCTTCGTATGACGCCATTCAGGAGCATTTCCTCTTTTGCAATTAGCTCACCGAGCCTATCTGCCATTCTATCAAGTCTTGCGACTGCGCCTGCTCCATCTTTCTTATCCAGCGTATCTGTGAAGCTACCAGCGGGGTTCTTATTCATCTGCCTGTAACACGCAAGAAGGCGAACATCAAGAGCACGAAGATTCGCACGGGCCAAGATTGGAAATTTTGTTCTTTCTTCCATCTTCATCGCAAAGTGTCTACCTTGAGGGTAGATAGAATTTGCAGATTCGCAGTTATCCATCAATGAACCAGCTAACTCTGCGATGGGTTGTGCTACCAACCTTGCATATCTGGCACTGACTCTTGTGAGGAATCGAATGGTTTCATCATAGATTTCGTATGCCACCGTTACGAACTGCGCTTTAGATTCACTTCTTTTCGATGCGAGAACAGACATATTTTAACCTCCAGGCGAGGAAAGAGCCCCGCCCGCTTTCGCGGGACGGGGATTCCCAGATTTACGATTAGACACAGAAGCCGGGCGCCAACCCACGCGAATAACTCGCATAGTCATTGAGGGCGCTGCCACCGGTAGCCACAATACAGAAACGATAGCCGTCGTCGCAACGAGCCGAACGACACCAATGATACACAGCGGTACCAGTAGCATCATGACGATACTTGACTTTACTATTACCGGCCTTATAGTAATCGTATTGTGCCTGGTAATTCTGCTCCGAGTTGTTGGCGTAAGAACGAACACCTTGTACTTCAAACTCTGCAAGGAAGAACAGATAATCAGTGGTTGGTGTAACTGCGCCGGATGCGCCACTGCCATTACCTGTATTATCTGTGTACTTCGTAACAGACTTCATAACAGAACGAAGGTCCGCAGGCAGAGCCGCCATAAAGCTATTCGCAGGAGGCGAAGTAGGAGTACCGCTGTTGCCCAGCAGAGTCTTACGACCGTAGCTGTCATTCCAACCACCGACGTTGGTATTCGACAGATTCATTCGGAAACCCTGAGTGGAACCAGCGCTGTTGTAGTTGGAATCGCAGAATGCGATATCCGTACCACTCGTGGTCTTACCAATCTGGAAGTGAATACGGTTAGGACCCTCGTGTCCACCATTGTGGTTGAATCCGAGGATAAATGCTCTAACAGTATTGTTCAGAGACATACCCTGAACGTTTCCGGAAATCTGAATATTCTTGTAGTCACCCACATTCCAGTAGGTTGCGCCGGTTCCTGCATCGGACACAGACTTGATGTCTGCCCAGCTATTCTCATTCAGAGTTTTGCTGATAAGACTGACACTCACGTTCACAGTCTGAGACGCAGGAGCGGTGTGGTTCGTATCTGCCGCGACATTGATTGTGATGACGCAGTTTCCAGACTTGACACCCGTCACGGTGATGACATTTCCGCTGACAGAGGTTGTAGCAACCTGCGTATCATTAGAAGATGCGCTGATAGCTCCGGTGCCCTCTCTGGTAATCGTGATGGTATCCGACTTCTTATTGGTCGTAATCTGAATAGACGTTTTGTCCTTCGTGAAGGAGCCCGCCTTCTTACCGATAGACCAGTTGACCGTCTTCGCCGTCGTGGTGCCGTCAGGCCACTCATATTTGTCGTCCTTAAGAGACGCCTGCATGGTGTAAGAGCCTGCGTTCGTTGCGCTCTGAGTACCACTCAACGTCATCTTGGTTGCGTCATACCCGGACAGCGTGGGGGACTGAGATGCGCCGTTGTAGGTAAGAGTACCGCTCTGAGTAGGCACAGCAGGCACCTTGATTCGACTCACCGTGACAGCGACAGATGCGGTATAGGCCTGACCGCCGATGGTTGCGGACACAACGACAGACGTGGTACCGTAAGTCATCGTCTTGGGGCTGTAATCTACCTGGTCTGTGATTACAGCGGTAGAGCCGTCTGCGAATGTAGCCTTCACGACAATACCCGCGGGGTCAAACTGGTCACCCACGATGTATGCCGTCTTGGTAGGATTGCTCGTTACCTTAATCTTCGTGGCGATACGAAGGTCAACCGTGTACTTGAGAGCGCCCGTAACTTCAACGACCTGAGAAACAGTCTTGGCACCATACGTTGCCGTGACGGTCCATGTGCCGGTGTTGGGAAGAGAGAACTCCTGACTGCCCGTACCCGTGAGGGTTGTGGTACCATCCGAGCAAGTCAACGAAGTTCCTGCAAGAGCGATGACAGAAATTGTCGGGCTCTGAACGCCGAGTGCGCTTTTCAGTTTTGCAATGGTGATTGACTTAGACTGCTGGTCTGCGGTAGAATAAAACGGAACCGTATCATTCATACCTAAACTCTGCGAAACAGGAAGACTCTCAGTTTTGGGCTGATATTCTCCCAGATTTTCCGGAAAATACCCCTTAGGAATCTTCTTCGTTTCGGGGTCCAGCGGAGCGATGTTTTCGAATGCAGCGTCAATTTCCTGAGCCGCTTTCTGCACCGCATTTACCTGCCTGTTAAGATAGTTATACCCGTGCTGAGGTGTCAAGCCAACTTCGGTGCCGCCAGGCGACACATATTGGCTATCGGTCCAGTTCTCGGGCAAATCCGCAGGCAGACTCTGTTTAACCGGTCTTGTTGCCATATAACTTTCCTCCTTTTATTAGCCCTCTTTGATTCTGATTGTGTGCTTACCCAGAATTGTCTGAGGTACAGGTACCCACACATTCGAGTTGGACAGCACATTATCGTCACCGTCGAGTAACTTGATGTTTGTTACTTCTTCAACCTGGGCAGGGGTCACCTCATATTCAAGAGTGACCACAGACCCAATGGCCTGACTGACTCTGAAAGACGTAATCTTGACAGAGTCATTGATGAGTACCGCCTTGATGTCCGAAAGAACAAATCCGGCGGTATCATGAAGAAGTTTATCCGTGATAGAAGCCTTGTCTGCCATCTTAATTATAGCACCTCCCTCAGTTAATGCAAACGGTTTTTCTCCCAGAGCCCACGACCCCAATTTGTAGTACCACTCAAGTACCTGAGAACCACTTATGGTGGCAAACGGAAATGCACCGAGTCTCCACTGGCCTAGAAGATAGTTCCACTGAATAGTCCTGTATGAAATCTCTTCGTTGATTGCGATGAGCAACGCCGTGAGAGGCACATTCGTAAAGATGATATTACAGGGCTTAATCTGGTTTATGGTGAACTCGAGTTCTTGATACCAATTCTGGTTTAATGCGGAAGACTCAACATACAGAGTATAGTTGTTGAAATCGACATGAGCATTCCATGCACCCTTTCCGATAATGTCGTCCAGTCTCTTTTTAAGAAATCTGAAAGTAAACGGGGGCGCAAGAGTGATTCTATTTAGAACTCGCTGTCGTCTGAATTCCATAGATTCAGTGGTTGGGTCTGCGATGATTCCAAGCATCATTTCAAACATTTCGATACCTTCATAGTTTGCGGTGAGAACGAAGGTATTTGCAAATGCTTGAGATGCCTCGGTCTGAGCACGGGATAACTGTTCCTGTTCAGCGTTGATTATGGCATCCATCTCCGTGACATCCTTGTAGATGTGTGGGACAAATGAACCGAGGAGTCTATCATACATTGATAGTCACCTCCCCAAGTTTGGGCAACTGCTGAACCTGTGCATTTTCCGTAAACTCGATGTCTTCTGCGGCTCCGTTCAGCGTGACATGAGTGACGTTCGCCACTCCTGCGACATTGACGATTGCAGAGGTGACTCGCGCGACGAACATGGAGATAGCATACTGATTCAGGTCATTGGAGCTTGCCCAACTTTGTCTGAGCTCCTTGATATACGCCGCAAGCGCATTTTTGATGGGCTCTTCTACCTGCCCCTTCGTGTACCCTGTTTTCAGTACGAGAGTGGCGGATACAGCAACGCTAACCTCTGTAGGGGTAACCACGGTGACCTTATGGCCAATGGGCGCGATGCCCAGACCATCGCCCGTCTCGCCCTGTGCGTTTTCCGGGTCAATATACTCCTGTACTTCCTTGATGTACTCGCTGGATACAGGATTATATTCAGGGTCGATAATGCTCAACTTCACCGTGCCTCCGCCGTTCCATACAGGGTAAATCTGAACGGCACTCACTCCGCTCAGTACAGTCACCTTCTCACGGTAATCTGCAATATTTCCGCCGAATGCCTTCTGGTTCAGAGCGGCGAAGTAGCGAACACGGAATTCTTCATCTGTCTCAGTATTTCGAGCAGGAATGAGCAGAGTGGACATTTCAGCTGTCGCAACACCCTTGATGAAAGTGATGTTTACGAGAGTGCCCGAATACTGATTTCCGATTGTACCCGCTTCCTCGCATCTGAGTTGATAGTAGCCAGGCACATACAGACCTGATTCGTCATAGAAGTAGTCGATGACGGTGTAGTTGATAGGAGAGGTGTCACTCACGGTGGAGAATCTGGCACCCATCGGTACAGAGATAGGAGTACCTTCGCTGTCTGCAAAATATGCCTTCTTGACAGCGTATGTGGCGGCGTATCTCTTGAGTCCTTGTTCTGCCGCTCTGTTATCAAGAGCATCACCTGTCGCAGTAACAGCAAAGGTGTCTTGATAAAACCCTCTCAGCTCCATGAAGAATCCTGCCAGCATTTGGCAGAAGGGAGCCAGTGCATCATAAATGATACTGCCCTCACGCTTATCCAGGCTATCATCCACAAAGGACAACGCCTGAGACATGAGATATTTGTATGTGTACTGTTCCAGCTTGTCGCCAATCATAACTGTACCTCCGTTTCTACTTTCTGGCTACCGTATATTGTGTCAGCATAAAAGGACACAGTACACGAGTCAAGCCCAGTCCTCGTGAATTTGAAATCTCTCACACCTGTTACTCTGTCATCACAGCACAGGGCCTCTTCGATAATTTTAGGTACTCTCGCTACCACATAGTCATAGGACTGACCCACGAGAAGATTGAGCTGATTACCGTAGTACCAGTCATAAATCTCATAAGCGTATTTAGAGGTATCCAGTACCTTCTTGATGAACTGCATCACAGCCTCGGAATCATCAATGTTTCCCATGATTCTTCCGTTTTCCATATCCAACCTGAATGTTTTGGTCGGTAGAGTTTCAAAATCTTCTGTCGTGTCTACAGAAAAAGCAGGAGTTTCAGGTATCACGGTTTCACTCCCTCCTTTCGTTGGAGAATATAATACTTCTGGCCTCTTGCGAGTTTAATCATCATCACCTTGTCTCCGACTTTCAACCCTCTCCACAGCTTAATCTGATAGATGCCGCAGTTATCTTCAGAAGTGGCTCCATGAACACCCGTGTGCCCATGAGGATTTTCAAAGATGTATGTGCCAGAATCAGCTGTACGAGTTATAATTGTTTCTTGACAAAGTGCTCCCAGAATTAAAAAGGCCTCTGTCAGTTCCCTATTGTCAACTTTGACTTTAAGGGGAGAGACAGAGGTTACTTCGCCTTCTACAATATCGACGACTTCATTCTGCGGAGTACGCCCTGCCTCTCGCATCATCTTAGCGAGTCTGTGTCCATCACCCACCGCGAACAACCTCCGTTTCTAAGTCCATTGTATGCTCATTGTTTTTGAATTTATGTGTACACTGAGTGACGAGAAGGTAACTATTCAGAGACAGGTCACCCAGGTCTGCAATCTTGCATTTGAATGTACACCCCGCGAAGAACTCCTTGACGCCCAGGCAGTGAAGAGTGAGTGAGCGTCGAGTATCGCAATAGTATTTCAGCATCTTGAGGCCGCGAGCCTCAATCTGCGAAAGATTGTAGCTCTCGTCCACCTTTTCGTACAACTGCAATATTCCCCAGCGTTTTATTTTCTCGCCACCGTTTACCGTGTCGTTGACAATGAAAACTTCACGCTTTCCAGTAGTCTCGTTGTCCCGGTACAGCTTGATTTGGTTGTAGACATCCTTATCTATAGAGGTCTCGTAGTCAAACCCAGTAACAAACGATGCGTCACCCAGCATCTCCGGTCTCATGCAAGACTTCACGTTCAGGTGCTTGATTACACCAAAATCATCTCTGATAAAAAACCACTGATTGGTGTTTGCAAGAGTGGCATCCAGAGCATTTTGGACCATTTCGTATAGGGACACAGCGTCCTCCGAACGGGGCGGGCAGATGTAGGTGCTTGGGTCTGTAATTTCGTACTTGAGAACAAACTCGTCACACAGCTGAGCAAGAATCTGAGAACTTGTCACATTTTCGAACACCTTCGCGTCTTTGTTCTTCAGATATCGTAACTGGTCATACGCAGTAACCTTGATGTTTCGAACATCTTCGTCACGACTCTTCTTGAACACGAAGCCCTTGAACATCTTATAACCATCTACGATGACAGACACAGTTGCGCCTTCCCAGAAAGCAAGAGGGCTCGTAGCACGAACCGTGAATTCGCACTTACCAGGATTGTCTGTCATATAGGTGGTTATCGTCATATCTGACACAGCACGAGACACATCGAATGTCTTATTGTGTCTATTATCGAATATGATAGTTTTTACATTCATGCGAGCACCACACTTTCTGCGGTCACCCAGCCGAGCCAGCCACCATCAAGAGTGGTGACATGATAGGGATGACTTCCCTTCTTATTGATGAAGTTTACCTTACCTCGATAGTTGGTGAATGTCTTACCCGGTTTTGCACCATAGCTGTCGTAATGCACACGACCATTCAGCACAACGTCACAGCCAATGGTAATCTGTTTTGGGGCAGGGGTAACCTTTGCGGCGGGTTGAACCGTCCCGACTTCTGTTTTTGCTCTTGTAGAGCGGTTGGTAGACGTCGCGGCCAATACGGAGATAGAATAGTCTTTATACTCCTTGAAGGTGATGGAGTAGTAGGTGTCTTCGTGGTCTCCGCCCTGATGATAATACGTGAAATCCTCAATAACAACTTCACGGTCATAGCCCATTCCACCAACGGATTCAATGCCCGTGACCGTGAGTCTACAAGGCTTGCAGTCTTGGCGAATTTGGTTGATTAGGTCAAGATAGAACTGAGCGGAGCGGAAGCTACCCTTAGTACGAACTCCCGTCCACCAGCTCTCATAAGGGAAGAAACTGTGCCAACTGATTTTATCCAGCTGGGGCAGTTTAGGTACAACGATGTCGCCGATTGTGATAATCTCGGTGTCAAGATTATTAGACGAGCTTGACACCTCGATTTTTTCAGGGTTGACAGGGAACTGCACAACCTGACCATTATAAGTAAGAAAGATTCCGATATCCACCTGTCAACCCTCCTATCAGTTTGCAACGAGAGCCGTTGCCATCTGCTCTTCCACCATGTCCTCAATGACATCCATAATCTTGTTGACGTCTGCGGTTTCTCGCACGTCTCCGAAGCTGATGTGTGCAACCGGGGTAATCTGCTGGAGATTGAGAAGATAGTCACGAGCAGCCATATCTCGCAGAAGCTGAATGTCTTCATCGTTGATGTTGACATCGTTCTTGATGGAGCCCACGCTATCGAGGTTACCGCCTGCAACATTTACACCGCCGTCTGTTCTGTAACGGCCAAGAACTGATTCATCGGGTAGCCCAAGATTCAAACCTCCAATTTCATCTACGATACCTGAACCCCAAGCATATCCAGAATCGTACATAGCAGACGGGTCTGCAAGGAGGCTTCCAAGAAATTCATCACCTGTTTTAAGTCCTCCCCAGATATCTCCGATTATACCACTCGCACCATCTACTACATTTCCCATCTCACCGTATAAATTATATTTGTCGCTCGTGAACATGGTTTCTACACCTGAGCCGAATTCAGCCCACTTATCTTTTATTTCGTACATGGTCTTTGTGGGGTCATTATCCTCGACAAAGGCCGTGAATTTTCCTTCAAGTGTGCTGGACCACCCTGATACGGTGTCAGCTAAACTACTCCCAAAAACTGCGTCTATGCCTGATGCAATCAGTTTCAGTATGCCGAGAATGGTTTGAGCAAGCCCATAGAACATCCCCGCTACACCTATACAGAATGTTTGAACAACCGCCTTTCCTCCTAAAAATACAGATTGAATAACAGTCAAGAGGAACCACAGCACTGTTATCACAGCCATTACCACCCATATTATCAGTTGAAATACGCTCTGAATAATGAGGATGACTGCGGCACCCGCCCCTACGAATGCTATTATGACTATACCTCCTACCCACATCAGTAAATCTGCGGTGAAGAGGAGTATATTCCATATGATTCCCGCGGCGGCGCATACGATACCCACAATTCCGCCCACCACCTCTTGAGCTGTGTAGCCTGCTTGTAAGAATGCGTAAGATATGGCAAACACCGCAGCCATAACAAGAAGTATAGGCCACGTTACTTGAACCCACGATATGAATGCGGCTGTACCCGACGCGACAGCGGCCGCTCCAAGTGCGATGAATAACGCCTGCGCAAACGGCACATTATTTTGAAGAAATGTTACAAAATCTCCCACCAGTTGCATGGCACCAGCTATGGCCGTACAGACAAAGTTGATACCTATGGCAAGGTCGTTCATTAACTCAAACCCTTCAGCACTTTGAAGATACTCTATAAGCTGCCACAGCTTATCATTTATTTTACCCAGAGGTCCATCTGTGCCACTTATGAGATACAGGAAATACTTCCATATATTCGATATAGACTCCATCGCCTGACCGAATGTCTTAGGCATATTTTTGAAGTCTTCATTGATTTCATCCTGCATGGCCCAAAATGCCTTTACGACTCGTTCCGCAGTGAGCTCTCCCTGCGAACCCAACTCTTTAAGGTCACCTACGGTTGTACCTATGAATTTATCATCAACTTTTGCAAGACCCTGTGCGAGCACCTGTGCGAGGTACGGTGCTTGTTCTCTTATAGAGCGAAGTTCGTCTCCTTGCAATACCCCCGAAGATAACGCCTGATTTAACTGACGAAGAGCTCGTTTATTATCTTCAGCTACTCCTCCTCCAGCGATTAGAGCTTTATTGATGATACCAGCCATGCCTATAGCGGCCGTAGGGGCAGTATCTCCTGTAAATACACCACTCATCAACAGTTTATTTACGAGGTCGCCAGTCTCGAATAAGCCCGACCTTGTAGCCATTGCTGTTGCGAATATCTGACCATACAGTTGTCCGTCACTATATGCGGATTTATTATATAGGCCAATTCGAGCAACCTGTGAGCGAGCCTCGTCTGCTATTGTCATCATGCCGCCTATTTTATCACTTATTCTCTCAAGTATGTTTAATCCATGGTCGAGAGAACTTATGAATTTTGTCGCAGAGTCGCCAATACCAGAAAATACATCGCCTACACTACCTAATCTGTGCAACCGTTTTTCTGTATCTGCTAAATCACCATTCATGGAATTGATAGCTTTATTTGCATTATCTATATCATATGCGGCAAGTCTAAATGCGTCGCTATTCATACCACGATTTGTAGCACGGTCCAGCTGGTCCATGGCCTTAATCGTAGAATCCAGTGCCCTCATCACAGACTTCAAGACCGGAGACATCCGGTCGGTAAGATTGATGGAATTGTTGATTGCAGCCATTGAAGATTACCTCCTTCTTACCGACCGGCGTCCGGAACCTCTCTTATGAGAGTTCAATTTCTTGCGTTGCTTTTCTTCCTCTTCGCACCGCTCCTGAATGAAGCAGTACATAAGAGCTCTCTCCTTGGCGGGGAGAAAGGCGAATTCACTTGGTTTCCAATGCAGTTTCATCACCGCATAATAGCAATACCAGGTGTCTCCGTCTTTCTCCTTTAAGAGTTTTTTACCTCAGCCATCTCTTCCTCGACATCGGAGTCGAAGCCGGAAATGATAAGAGCCTGCTCAGCGATGGTGTTGATTTCACCCGCCAGGAAGCATCTGTACAGAAGCTCCTCAGGACGGTTAACACCTGCGGCCTTGAGCATCTCGGGGTCCTTCAGGTTGGGGTCCACCAGGCTGTTGACACAGATGAGCTCGTTGAAACGCTTGGTATTGAACCGGCGCTTCTTCGCGCTGTTGGGATTTTCGATGCACTGTTGCTGGTAGTCCGTGTACTGCTGACCCGTGATGACACGAATGGTCAGCGGGTAGTCCTTCATGCGACCGCCGATGTTGATGGTTTTCTTGAGGTCGTTCACATTGGATTCGAGCAGAAACTGCTGAAGAGCGTTCATTGTTGTTCCTCCATATTCTTAATTATTTGTATGAACTCTTAGCCGCCGAGCTCAGGCGCCTGGAAAGAGTCCAGAAGGTCCACATCGTCAAAGGTGAAATCCAGGTCCTCATCCAGCACCTCGGACTCCACATCGAGCTTTGCAACGATAGAAGAGTCGATAGAGCAGTTCTTGAGGACGACGGTCTGAAGACCCACAGAAGAGCCGGGGTCGTCGTTGGTGATGGTAATGTCAAAGTACACGGGCTTGCCCGTCTTGATGTACTGAACAACCATCTTACGGAACAGAGACGTGATGTAGTACACAGTCATCGAGCCGGAACCGGACCAGCCGTTGGGCTTGTGCTGGGCACCGCGCTTGCCAAGAGTGTAGACATCCGTCTTCTCGATTTCAGCGGTAGCTTCCAGGTTCTTAACCATAAACAGGTCTTCCACCCGGTCACCACTCGCATCATGTACGAGCATGGACGCCCAACCTTCCTGACCAGAGATGACATCTCCTGCTTTCAGATACGGCATATTTTACACCCCTTTCTTAAGCGTTGACATTGACAGTCATGTAGAGTTTCTCCATGCTGTCAACGGGCTGAATGGTCATGTCCACGACCACGCTGTCAACATCTTCGCCCGGAAGGACAGTGATGTCGCTGGCCCCGTCAAAGTTGTCGATAGCTCTGATACCTACCAGGGTGTCAATCTGGTGAATCAGTTCGGTCTTGTACTGAGCACGGCCCTTGGTGTCGTTGGAAATCTTACCGCAGTAATTACGGTTGAAAACGAGCA